GACGAAGATTCTCACCTCGCTTCATGGCCGCAAGATCGGCCTCGGCCCCAAAGGCACCACAGGCGGTCTCAAGGGCGGTTCCCCGCTGATCGCGACAGGCGGATTTGTCGCGGGCGATCACGGCAACCAGATCCACCTTCCCTCGCCGTCGGTCATTTCGATGTTCGACGACTTCACGGGCGACGTGATCGCGGACCAGTGGAACCTTGTCGAGGGCACGGACAGCGCGACCTCCGACGCCGCGATCCTCTCCGGCGGCATCGGCGGCGTTCTCCGCATGACCACGGGCGACGCCGGCACCGGCCTTGCGGCGGACCTCGTGCAGATCACGCAGACCCTGCAATGGCAGGCGGCGAACGGCGGCCTCGTGTTCCAGACCCGCGTCAAGCTGTCGGCGATCACCGTCTGCTACGTCTTCCTCGGCTTCACCGATCTGACGACATTGGAGGCGCCGATCGAGTCCGCGGATTCGGCCAACACCCTGACGAGCAACGCCTCGGATGCCGTCGGCTTTATGTTCGACACGCGCATGGACGACGACAACTGGTGGCTGGTGGGAGTGAAGGCCAACACCGACGCGACACACCAGGATGCCGGCTTCGCTCCGGTCGCGGCCGATTACGAGACGTTCCGCATCGAGGTGGACGCCTCGGGCAACGCGGTGTTCTTCCGCAACGGCGCTCAGGTCGGGACGGCGATGTCCGGGGCCTTGACCGCCGGCACCGACCTGACTCCGACGCTGGCGGTGAGCAAGACCGCGACCGCCGCCTCGATGACGATGGATGTCGATTACGTCCATGTCGCGATGGGTCGCGCATTGGACGGTGACGCCACCTGATGTCACTTCTCGATGATGCCCTTGCGGAGTTTCAGGCGCTTCCCGAGGCCGACCGCAAGGGCATCAAAGAGACGGCTGCCATCAGCACGAAAGGGCTGCGGTTCGTCCCTCTGCCAGGCCCACAGACAGAGGCCTATCTGTGCGAGGCCGATGTCTTGCTCTATGGCGGGCAGGCCGGTGGGGGTAAGTCCTACCTGTTGATGGGCCTCGCTTCGCAGGAGCACACCCGCTCGATCATCTTCCGCCGGGAATCGTCACAGACCGACGGGCTTGAGGAGGCTGGCAAGGAGATCATCGCCGACACGGCGAGATTCAACGGGACCGAGAAGGAGTGGTCGTGGGGGTCGGGCCGCTCGGTCAAGCTCGCGGGCATGAAGGAGCCCGGCGACTGGGCCAAGCACGCGGGCCGCGAGCGTGACCTGTACGGCTTCGACGAGGCCGGAGAGTTCCTGAGAGATCAGGTCGCTTCGCTGTTTGGCTGGAACCGCGCCCCAGCCGGGCAGAGGTGCAGGATCGTCCTCGCCTCGAATCCGCCGCGGTCCTCAGACGGCTATTGGATGACCGAGTGGTTCGCGCCGTGGCTGGACATTCAGCATCCCGATCCCGCCGAGCCCGGCGAGTTGCGTTGGGGGATCATGGTCGATGGGGTGATCGACTGGAAGGACGGTCCCGGCGAGACGCATTACGAAGGCGAGCCCGAGCCCCGAACCCATATCTCGTTCACATTCATCCCGGCGGCCCTTGAAGACAACCCTTTCAGGAACACGCCCGAATATCGCGCCAAGCTCAATTCCCTGCCGGAGCCGCTGCGCTCGCAGCTTCTCTACGGCGACTTCAACGCCGGCGCCGAGGACGCGCAGAACCAGGCCATCCCCACCGAGTGGGTACGCGAAGCCATGGCCCGCTGGCGACCGCAGGCTCCGGTAGGGATACCGATGTGCGCGATCGGCGTGGATGTCGCGCAGGGCGGAACGGACCAGACCGTCATGGCCTGTCGTCACGACGGCTGGTACGCCCCGCTACAGGCCGTTCCCGGTGGCGAGACGCCTTCCGGTGCGGACGTGGCCGGCAAGGTGCTGGCGAGGCGTCACGACAACGCCAAGGTCATCGTGGACCTAGGCGGAGGTTGGGGCGGGGATGCCCTGAAGCACCTGACCCAGAATATCGGGGCGGAGTTCGTGCTCGGCTACATGGGGGTAAAGGTCTCCATGCGCCGTACCCGGGACAACCAGCTCCGGTTCAAGAACGTCAGGACCGAGGCGTATTGGCGGTTTCGGGAGGCGCTGGACCCGTACCAGCCCGGCGGCTCTCCGATCTCCCTGCCGGACGACCGCGAACTTCTGGCCGACCTCACCGCCCCGACCTACGAAACGGTGAGCGAGAAGGGCGGCATGGCGATCTCGCTGGAGGCCAAGGACAAGCTGGTGAAGCGGTTGGGCCGCTCCCCCGACAAGGGCGACGCGGCGGTGATGGCGTGGTTCTCCGGCCCCAAGGCGGTGACGGACATGGCCGAATGGAGGTCCCGCGACGTGGGGTTGCCACGCGGCAGGATACCAAAAGCGATACTGGGTCGAACGGCGGCGAGGAGGCGATAGTGTCCAGAAAGATTCTCAACGTCGCCACCTTCGGCCTTGCCGGGGCGCTGTTTGGCGGCGGCAAGAAGAAGGAGCCCGCGCCGGAGCCGCAGGTGGCAGCCCCTACCGTCATGCCCGAGCCCGACGACGAGCGGATCAGGCAGGCCCGCAGGCGCTCGATCATCCGCCAGCGGGGCCGCAGGGGCCGGGAGAGCACGATCCTGACCGGCGACAGGCTAGGGGGCTGATATGTCGAAGAAGATATTCGGCGGCGGCAAGAAGAAGCAGGCCGCCGAGCCCGCGGAGCCCGAGAACAAGCCGAACTGGACGCCGATCATCAAGCAGCTCGGGCTGGGATCACGCCCCGCCACCGTCCTCGCCTCGGCTCGCAAGCGCGGCGGTCTGGTCGGTGGTGTCTCCAGCATCCTTAGCGACAAGCTCGGGTCGTCCGGCCGATGACGCCCAAGGCGCTGATCGAGCAGGGAGACAACCTCTTCTCCAAGCGGGGAAGCCTGCTGTCGATGTGGCAGGAAATGGCTGACCACTTCTACGTGGAACGCGCCGACTTCACCGTGACGCGGACTCTGGGAGACAGTTTCGCCGAGCATTTGACGACCTCCTATCCCCTCCTCGTCCGACGCGATCTCGGCAATTCGTTCGGGGCGATGATGCGCCCGACCAGCATCGAATGGTTCCACATGCGCGCCCTCAGGGAGGAGCATGAGGACCAGCCGGCCAAGGCGTGGATGGAGGCCAAGGCCAACGTCATGCGCCGGGCGATGTACGATCGCCGCTCCATGTTCGCGCGGGCATCGAAGGAATCGGACCACGACTTGGCGGCGTTCGGGCAGTCGGTGAAGACGGTCGAGATGAACCGTAACGCCGACGGGCTCCTGTACCGCTGCTGGCACCTTCGGGACGTGGCCTGGTGCGAGAATGCCGAGGGCAAGATCGACACGGTGCACCGCAAGTGGAAGCCGATGGCCTGCTCGCTGGCCGAGTTGTTTCCGGGCAAGCTGCACGAGAAGGTGCAGGAGAAGTTGATCGGGCCGAAGAAGGACCCGTATTGCGAGATCAACTGCCGGCACATCGTCCTCCCCGCCTCGATGTACGACGGCGAATATCCTGGGAAGAAGCAGCCGTTCGTCTCGATCTACCTCGATGTGGACAACCAGCACATCATGGAGGCGGTAGGGCAGGGCTATTTCATGTACGTGATCCCGCGCTGGCAGACGGTCTCCGGCTCTCAATATGCTTATTCTCCCGCGACGGTGGCCGCCCTCCCCGATGCGCGGCTGCTTCAGGCGATGACACTGACGCTTCTGGAAGCCGGCGAGAAGGCGACGAATCCGCCGCTGATTGCGGTTCAGGAAGCGATCCGGTCGGATATCCCGATGTACGCCGGCGGCATTACGTGGGTCGACAGCGAATATGACGAGCGCCTGGGAGAAGTTCTCCGCCCCCTGGCGCAGGACAAGAACGGCATCCCGATAGGCTTCAACATGCACGCCGAGCTGAGGGAGCAGCTTGGGGAAGCGTTCTACCTGTCGAAGCTCACCCTGCCGGTGAACCGCCCTGAAATGACGGCCTTCGAAGTCGGGCAGTACGTCCAGCAATACATCCGCGACGCCTCGCCTATTTTCGAGCCGCTGGAATATGAGGACAACGGGGCGGTGTGCGAGACGACGTTCGAGTTGATGATGAGCGTTGGGGCGTTCGGCCCGGCCGAGGACATTCCCGAGAGCCTTCACGGGGCCGACATCGGCTTCCGGTTCGAATCCCCGCTTCACGACGCGATCGAGCGGCAGAAGGGGAACAAGTTCGCCGAAGCGCTTGGCTTGACCACGCAGACCATGGCGGTGGACCCGACGGCCATCGCCCACGTCGATTTCACCGAGGCGTTCCGCGACACGCTCACTTCGATAGGCGTTCCGGCCAAGTGGGTCAGGAGCGAGAAGGCCGCCGCCGGGATGATCGAGACGGACCAGGCCGAAGCCGAGGCCGCGAAGATGCTTGAGGCTGTGGCAGCCGGAGCGGCGGCAGCCGAACAGGTCGGCAAGGCCGGGCAGGCGCTCGGGCCTGAGGCGCTGGCGGCCTAGGAGACGGCGATGTCCGAACTGGCATTCGATCCCGAGCGCGGGGCCTTCCTGCTCGACACAAAGGCGGACAGGGCAATCGTCATCTCTCGGCTTGGCGATAACATCCACATCGAGATTGGCGACGGCCAAATCGTCCTTACCCCGGAGGAAGCACGCGAGATGGCCAAGGCCCTCGCTCATTACGGGACGATCGCCGAGAAGCACGAGAAGAAGCGGAAATGAGCGGGGCCGGCGGGCGCGGCCTTCTACATAATCTCTATACCGGCTTTCTCGTCAGCATGGGCGGGATGGCGCTTATCCTGATCGGGACGGTGGTTCTCGTTCTCTTTCTAAGTGGCGTGCTGTGACCCGAAAGCTCCCGCCGCAACTGGACCCGAACAATTACGAGCCCGCCGACGCCTACGCCATGGCGGCACTGGCGCGTGGCGAGGCCAATGTGGACCAGCAGCGCCGGGCTCTGGACTGGATCATCAACAACGCCGCCGCGACTTACGACATGAGCTTCAGCCCCGACAATCCGAGCCTGACCGCCTTCGCGGAGGGGCGCCGGTTCGTCGGCAACCAGATCGTGAAGCTGATGAAGCTCGACACCCGAAAACTGACGCAAGGAAGCTGATTTTATGGCCACCGCACCGGACATCAAAGACCCGCCCGCAGATCCCCAGGACCCCCCTGCCGATCCGCCCGCGGCGACCGATCCCCCGGCTAACGACCCCGCCGATCCGAAGGGCAAGAAAGCTGACGATCCTCCCGCCGAGGATTGGCGCTCGCGCATCGCAGGCGATGACGCCGACCTGCTGAAGTTCCTCGGCCGCCACCAGTCCGAAGCCTCATTCGCCAGGGAGGCCAAGCAGAACCTCGCCGACATTCGCTCGGGCAAGTACCGCAAGCCGCTCGGCGACGATCCGACCGATGACGAGCTGAAAGCCTACCGCAAGGACTTCGGCGTTCCCGACGAGCCGGCCGGCTATATGGAAGCCCTCCCCGAAGGGCTGGTGGTGGGCGACGACGACAAGCCGATCGTGGACGAGTTCCTCGCCGCGATGCACGCCAAGAGCGCACCCGCGGCCGTTACGGCGGCTGCCATCGAGACCTATTACGGCATCGTCGAGAAGCAGGAAGCGGACATCGCCGAGCGCGTCGGCGCCGCCAAGCAGGCGACCGAGGACGCCCTCCGCGAGGAGTGGGGAGCGGACTATCGGCGTAACGTCAACGCGACGCAGGCGTATCTCGACGGCCTCCCAGAGGAGGTTCAGGAAGCGATCAGCTCCGGCTTCGACGGCAAGGGCATCCCTCTGGGCAACAATGCCGGCGTGCTGAAATGGCTCTCCAGCCTCGCACTGGAGGCCAACCCGCTCGCTACCGTCGTTCCAGGGGCCGGCGCCAACCAGGCGTCCGCCGTCGAGGACGAGATCAAGAAGATCGAGGAGACGATGCGTACCAACCGTGCCGCTTACAACAGAGACGCGAAAATGCAGGAGCGTTTGCGCGAACTGTACGGCGCCCGGGAGAAACTGAAGGCCCGCTAATCGGCTCAGTCGATCACAGGTTGACATTTGCGTCAAACAGTCTATGAGATACGTCCTCGCCCGGCTTCGGCCTCGCGAGACCAGAAAAGCAGCCCCGCCATGGGGGCGAGAGGACCGCCGCTCCGGCCCCGGTTCCAAGCCCCGACCCAGCGGCCCTGTGGAAATCCATCCAACCCGATTTTCATGGAGGCCATGCCATGGCTGACACTGCCTTTCAGACCCAATATCGGCAGGAGTTCATCGCTGCGTTCGAGCAGAACCAGTCTCTCCTGCGCGATTCCGTCACGACCGAAGCCGTCATCAAGGGCAACACCGCCACCTTCCTCGTCGCCGGCAGCGGCGGTGCGGAGGCTGTGACCCGAGGCGTCAACGGTCTCATCCCGGCCCGTCCCGACGATCTCGACCAGCTTTCCGCGACGCTGAAGGAATGGCACGATCTCGTCCGCAAGACGCGGTTCAATATCTTCGCCTCGCAGGGCAACCAGCGGGAGATCATGCAGAAGACCTCCATGGGGGTCATCAACCGCAAGATCGACCAGGAGATCATCACCGAACTCAACACCGGCACGCTCGACACGGGCGCGGCGGTCACTGCTTCGCTGGCGCTGGCGGTTCGGGCGAAGGTCATCCTCGGCAACAACAAGGTGCCCGCCGACGGCAATCTGTTCGCCGCGGTGACGCCGGCTTTCATGGGCTACCTTCTCCAGGTGCCCGAGTTCGGCAGCGCCGATTATGTCAGCCGCAAGCCGGTCGATTCCGGCGAGACGGCTTTCACCGACAAGGCCGGCTTCTACCGCTGGCTGGGCGTCAACTGGATCGAGCATCCCGACCTGCCCGGCGTCGGCACCAGCGCCGAGAAGAACTTCATGTACCATCGGAGCGCGATCGGCCACGCGGTCAACAAGGAGGGCATCCAGTCCCCGGTCGGCTATGACGAGGAGCAGGATTATTCCTATGCCCGCTGCTCGTGCGACATGGGCTCGAAGCTTCTCCAGAACAGCGGCGTTGTCGTGATCAATCACGACGGTTCCGCCTACGCCGCCGAATAAGGAGGACACGACATGACCTACGCTACCACCAATCCTCCGACGCTGGTTTCGCAGCGCATCGCCTCCGGGCCGGCGTTGTGGATCTACACTTCGGCCGACGACGACGCGACCGTCAACGGCTCCGACTATTTCACCGATGGTCTGGAGCTGGGGATGCAGCTCGGCGATTTCGTGCTGGTCTTCGACACGGCCACGCCGAAGGGGTCGCTGCATTATGTCAGCGTACTCGACGCGGACGGCAACGCGACCACGGCATTCGCCGCCGTCGCTTAACCGACGCATCCGAAACCGGGAGGGGCGTCCATCGCGGGCGCCCCTTCGCCATGGGAGAAAGATTATGGCAGGAAAGACACGAAGGGCGCGCGACGCCGGCACCGGCAGGATCGTTTCAGCGGCGGAAGCGAAGGCTCGCCCGGGAGAGACCGTCACCGAAGCGGCCGGCAAGGATACCGTCGCCTCGCTGGCGGCTCGCATCGCCATCATCGAACAGGTGATCGCCGAAGCCCGGGGACCGCACGCGCGCATCCTCGCGCGACTGTCCGGCTGAAAACCGTGTCGGGTCGATACGCCATCGGCGCCAAGCCTCACTGGCTGGATGACGATCCGCCATTGATTCGAGACCTGACGGCCGATGGCCGCGGCCCGATTGAGACGGGGCTCGTCACACGCGATGGGCAGCCGATCATGCGGTTGCCCAACCCCTGCGGCTTCGGCCGTGATTCTGAATGGTAGCAGGAGACATCATGGCAGCCTTTCTCAGCTCGCAGCTTCAGGCCGGCGACTATTGCAACACCGTCTGGCGCATCCGCGAGGCCCCGGCCGATACGGCGGTCGAAACCCTGCTCAAGCCTGAAACCTGGTCGCATTGCGCCCGCAGCTTCAAGCCCTATGACGAGGTGATTGTCATCCCGCAGGGCGGTCCGTACCGGGCTCACCTGATCGTCATGGACGCCGGCGCCAACTTCGCCAAGATGCGCCTGCTCGGCGTGACGCTGCTCAACGCCGGCGCGGCCGAGCCGGAGAGCGAAGCCGCGCTTCCAGACGACGCCCCTGTCGAGGTGTCGTGGAAGGGGCCGAAGCTCAAATATGCCGTCACTCGCAAGGCGGACGGCGAACGGCTCCGTACCGGCTTCGCGATCAAGGCCGAGGCCGAGGCGTGGGCTCGCACCCATTTGCTCGCCATGGCCTGACCGATGCCGTCGTTCCGCACCCGCATTGCCGTCCAGAACATAGTTCTCGCGACAGCGCAGCAGGAGCTGGTGGAAGCGGCGGCAGCGGTTTCCGACGCGACGGACCTTCTGGAAGACTTGCAGGCCGGGGTGCTGGACGTGGACGCGATCACGGTTGGCGGCCAGCAGTTCATCAATGACGGCGGCACGCTCGTAGTCGCACCCTAGGGAGGCATCATGGCAGCGACCAAGCTGGGCCTCTTCAATGGCGCCCTGAGGCTATGCAAGGAGCGCAAGCTCGCCAACCTTTCGGAAAGCCGCGAACCTCGCCGGCTTCTGGATGAAGCCTATGGCGACGGCTCGACCGACGGCTCTATTCGCCGCTGCTTGGAAATGGGGAAGTGGACGTTCGCGATGCGGACGGTCCGGCTGGACTTCTCCCCATCGATCGAACCCGATTTCGGCTATCGCTATGCCTTCGACCACCCGACCGACATGGTGAACGTCGCGGCAGTCTGCTCCGACGAATATTTCAATCAGCCCCTGACCCAATATGCCGACGAACGGGGATATTGGTACGCCGACCTCCAGACGATCTACATCCGCTACGTCTCGAATGATGCCGATTACGGCGCCGATCTATCGCTATGGCCTCAGGTGTTCACCGACATGGTGGAAGCCGACCTTGCAAGGGAGATCGTCGGCAACCTGACCGGCGCCGACAGCGACCGGATCGAGAAGCACTATAAGGACGCCAAGGCGCGGGCGCTGTCCAACGATGCGATGAAGAAGCCCACCGCCTTCTTCCCGCGCGGGGGCTGGGCCTCGGCCCGCCACGGCGGGCGAAACGATCGCGGCAGCCGCGACAGCCTGACCGGATGACGGCGGTCCCTCTGATTGCGTTCAACCGCGGACGCATTTCTCCACTGGCGCTGGCGCGAACCGATTTCACCAGGACCCAGCTTTCGGCGGAGATACAGACCAACTGGATGCCGCGGGCGTTGGGGTCGATGATGCTCCGCCCCGGGCTCCAATATACCGGGGCGACGAAAGACAATTCGGCTTCAGTCTCGATACCCTTCATCTTCGCTCGCGACGACACGGCGAGGATCGAGCTGACCGATGCGGCGATGCGGGTCTGGGTCGATGACGCTCTTGTCACGAGGGCTTCGGTTTCTTCGGCTGTGACGAACGGGGCGTTCACCAGCGACGTGGCGAGCTGGACCGATCAGGACGCGGGAACGGCAGTCTCCGCATGGGCGACGGGTGGGTATCTGTCGCTGATCGGAGACGGAACCGCGGCGGCCAAGCGCCGGCAGGAAGTCACGGTGTCGGGCGGAGACCAGAATATCCGCCATGCTCTGGACATCAATATCAACCGCGGGCCGGTCCTGTTGCGGGTCGGATCGTCGGCTGGGGCGGACGACTATATCTCGGAAACGTCTCTGGAGACCGGGTTCCACTCGCTGGCCTTCACGCCGACCGGAAACTTCTTCGTCGACCTGTTCAGCTATAACGAATATGCCTCGCTGGTCGACAGCATCTCGGTAGCCTCTTCCGGGACAATGGAGCTTTCAGCCCCGTGGGCTGCCGCCGATCTTTCGGACTTGCGCTGGGATCAATCCGGGGACGTGATCTTCGTCGCCTGCGATGGCTACCGTCAAAGGAGGATCGAGCGCCGAGACACAGATTCATGGTCGGTGGTCGAGTACAAGTCGAACGACGGACCCTTCATGGTCCAGAATGTCGGGCCGATCACGCTTACCCCCACCGCGACAAGCGGGGACACGACCATCACCTCCTCTCAGGCGATGTTCAAATCGACGCAAATTGGGGCTCTGCTCAAGCTGGTCCATACCGGGCAGCTCAAGGATGCATCCCTCAACGGAGAGGACCAGTTCTGCGATCCGATCCGAATCGTCGGGCTGGACGGCACCCGGGCTTTCGCGATCATCGCCACGGGGACGTGGACCGGCACGCTGACGCTGCAATATTCGGTGAGCGAGCCGGGGGATTGGGTCGATGCTCCGTTGGGGACGTTCACGTCCAACCTCGCGATTTCCTATGACGACACGCTCGACAACCAGATCATCTATTACCGGATCGGCTTCAAGGCGGGGGATTACGGCTCGGGGACCGCGAACGTCTCGCTTTCGGTTTCGTCGGGAAGCCAGACGGGGATCGCGAGGGTAACGGGCTTCACCAGCTCGGCCGTTGTTTCGGCTCAGGTGCTGGAGGATTTCGGGGCCGTCACCGCATCGTCGGACTGGTCGGAAAGCTACTGGACCGAACGCAGGGGCTTCCCGACCTCGGTCGCGCTGGACGGTGGCAGACTGTGGTGGGCCGGCAGGGACCATATGTGGGGCTCGATCTCGGATGCCTATGACAGCTTTGATGACGAGTTCGAGGGCGATGCAGGACCGATCTCGCGTTCGATAGGGTCCGGCCCGGTGGACAAAATCTACTGGCTTCTCTCGGGGAGCCGGTTGTTGAGAGGTGCCGCAGGAGCGATTGCCGCGGTTCGGTCCTCATCACTGGACGAGCCGATCACGCCGACCAACTTCAACCCGAAGGACGTTTCGACCCAGGGCTCAGCGAACATCGCCGCGGCGAAGATCGACACCAGCGCGGTCTATGTGCAGCAAGGCGGGGTCAGGTTGTTCGAAGTCGTCTATGACGGCGCGACCTTCGATTATGCCGCCGCCGATTTGAGCGTTCATGTTCCCGAGATCGGCGAACCGTCGATCAGCCGGATTGCGGTTCAGAGGCAGCCGGAAACCCGCATCCACTGTGTCCGGTCGGACGGGACGGTAGGAATAATGATTCTCGATCGGGCGGAGGATGTCCGGTGCTGGATCGACGTTGAGACGGACGGCGACGTTGAGGATGTCGTGGTCGAGCCCGGCGATGTTGAGGACAAGGTGACGTACACCGTCAAGCGGACGATCGACGGGGCCACTGTCCGCTATCACGAACGCTGGGCCAAGGAGAGTGAGTGCGCCGGGGGTGCGCTGAACAAGCAGGTCGACAGCTTCATCACCGGCTCGGGGGCGGTTTCCGGGCTCACTCATCTGGAGGGCGCGACAGTCGCCGTCTGGGCCGACGGAGAGGACCAGGGGACGTTCACCGTTGCGAGCGGCGCGGTCACAGTCACGCCGACGCCGACTTCATGGGTTGCCGGGCTGGTTTATACCGCGACGTACAAGAGCACGAAGCTGGCCTATGGCGTCGAGGGCGGGACGGCTCTGTGCATGAAGAAGCGGATTCATCGGCTGGGTGTGATCGCGAGGAACCTTCACCCGCAGGGGTTGGAGTTCGGGCCGGACTTCACGACGATGGATAATCTGCCGCTGACCGAAGATTATGCCGATGTGGATCAGGACACGGTTCGCTCCGTCTATGACGAAGGGCTGACGGGCTTCCCGGGCGAGTGGGATACTGACGCGCGGCTCTGTCTGAGGGCCACCGCGCCAAAGCCCGTAACCCTGCTGGCGTGCATCATCGATCTCGAAACGAACCAGTGATGCTCACCGCGCGGCCGGCGACGGCGGAGGATGTGAAAGTTTTCTATCCCGAGATCACCGCTTCGTTCCGCGCGTGGGTTGCTGAACTGGACGGCGAGCTTTCGGGGATCGTCGGGATTGCCTTGCTCCGCCCCACCGCGTGCATGTTCTCGGCGTTCAAGGACGAGCTGAGACCCTATCTGGGGCGGCCGGTCATCATGCGCCAGGTGAAGAAAGCTCAGGCTGCCGTGAGAATGTCGAGAGTGCCCGTCTGGGCCGTTGCCGATCCCGAGGAGCCTACATCGCCCGGGATATTGGGACGGCTGGGATTCAAACCGTTGGGCGAGGTCGAGGGCGATCAAATATTCGCTTGGACGCCGGGGGAGGGTGAATAGTGGCGCAAGCGATTCCCATTGCCCTGATGGCGGCCTCCACGGCAATATCCGCGGGCGGGACCATTCTCGGTTCCAACGCCGAGGCGAAGCAGCTCCGGGGCGAGTCCGACCAGCTTATCGAGATGGCCGGGCAGGACCGCGCGTCGTCGCAAAGGGAAGCTGCGGAGCAAAGACGCCAGGCCCGCCTGCTCCAGTCCCGGGCGCTCGCGGTAGGGGCCGCCACAGGCGGGGCATCCGATCCGACCGTCGTCAACATTCTCGCCAATCTCGAAGGCGAAGGGGAATATCGCGCTTTGACCGCCCTGTACGAAGGCGAGGAAGCGGCGAGAAGCAAGGAGATGCAGGCCCGCGCCCGCCGCAGGGAGGCGAAGAACACGAAGCGGGCGGGGCTGATCAACGCCGGGAGCCAGGTGCTTCAAGCTGCCTCAACCATGTACAGCAGGTACGGGTAGTGGCCCGCCTTCCGACCATAGAGGATTTGGGGCCGCGCCCGACGCCGGTTTCCCGCCGCCAGGTGGCGACGGTGCGGAACGCCGGAGCTCCGGGAGAGGCTGTTGCTGGGACGGGCCGCGCCGGTCAGCAGGCCGCGATACAGCTCGCCGAGCTTGACCAGCGTCGGCAGGCGGCACAGGCCGGCGTGGAGTTTGCCCGCCTTGCTGGTGAGATTGAGCAGGACGCCAACCAGAGACGGTCGAATCCGGCGCCGGGAGGAAGCGGGCACCTTACCGGCGTCCGCGGCTATGTCGAGCAGCGAACGGGTGAGTTCCTGAGCAGCATTCGTGATCGGAGGGTCCGCGAGAGCTTCTCTACGAATGTCGAGCAGCTCCGCGCTCGCGTTTTTGCCTCAGAGGACGTGTGGGAGATCGGACAACGCAGGGAGCTTGCCGTCGCGAATGTCGAGGAGACGGGGAGGCTCCTTAGGAACCAGCTTCAGACCCGCCCGGACCCGGCGGCGCTGCAAAACTATCTGGACGTGACCCGCTCCACCATCATGGTAACTGAGGGAATCCCCGCCGATCTTGCCGAGCGGCTGGTGCGAGAGCAGCAGGCGGGGCTGGTGAAGTCCTATCTCGGCGGGCTGATCGAGCAGAATCCCTCCGCTGCCCGCGAGATCATCAGCAGTGGGGCGCTCAATCAGTGGATAGACCCCGACGACGCGGCGCGGCTTCTGGACAATTCCGACAGCGAGATCAGGGTCCGTGAAGCAGATGCACGGCGGGAACTGGCGGCGACCCAAAGCGCCGCCCGCGCCGAGATCGACCTGTTCCAGCGCCGCCTGAGGGACGGTGATCCGACAATCACGGAGGAAGAACTGGAGGCGATGCAGCAGCGGGCGGCGGCATCGCAGCTTCCGCTTGACGTGTACGACATTGCTAAGGCCAGAGTGCAGCACAGGGTCAACCGCGAGTATCGGAACGCAACCGCGCTCGAAATATCGACGGCGATTCGCGCACTGGATGCGAGGATCGCCCAAGGTGGCGAGGATGCCAGCCCCGATGATGTCGTGGCGCGGGACCATCTTCAGTCGATCCTGACACGGCGCCAGCAGGCCGAGGAGGGCGATGCGCTCGGGGAACATGCCCGCCGAGGCGGGGATGTCGCTCCGGTCAATCTCGCCGAGCCGGCGTCGATCCGCGAGCGGCTGACGGCTTCCTATGCGGCGCAGCGCGAGATCGGACGGTTCCAGTTTTTCACGCCGCAGGAGGTTTCCCGCTACCAGGAGCTGATAGCGTCTGGCGCGCAGGGGCGGATGCAGGCGATCAACAACGTCGCCGCGATCGGGCAACTGGACCCGCAAGCGGCAATTCGCGCGGCGCGTGAGATCGCGCCCGAAGATGCGACTTTCCAGCACGCGATCCGTATGCCGGCGAATGTCCGCGGCCTGATCGTGCGGGGCATGGAGTCGCGCGCTCTGTTGCCGCAGCAGCTCGAACGGGATGACGGAACGCTGGCCGGCTTCAACTCGATCAGCCATGCCTGGTTCACGGCTCATATCGGACCTTCGTTGACACGGCTTCAGCCGGATTTCGTCGCCGGGGTGCTTGAAAGCGCCCGCGCGATCTATGCCGAGCGTCTTCGGGCGTCGGGCCAATCGACGCGACCGGACTTCAGCAGCCCCGACTTCGCGGCGGCTGTTAGCACCGCTCTTGGCGGAAGTGGAAGCGGCGGCGGCATGGGCCGCTGGACTTGGGGACCACGCGCTGCGGATGGAGAATATCCTGGCATGGTGCTCCCCGCCGGTATGTCACAGGACGAGTTCCATCGCCGGATGGCTAATCTGCCGATCGCACGGACGGGAGGGCGGTGGCCGTCCGGGGCAATCAATGGCATCCCGGCGTCGGCAGACGGCAGCGTGGTCAGCACCGACGAGATCAGGGGCCAGTTCGTGCCGATGGCCGTGTCCGATGGCGTGTACGAGTTCCATTGGAGCGGGCGGGTGCTGATGACGCGGGAGGGCCGACCGTTCCGCCTCAATATCCGGCGGATCGAGCCCTTCCGCGCCCCGCCTCAGCAGCGCCAGCAGCAGCAAAGAAGGCCGACGACCCAAGCGCGGCCCGCGTTGCCGCAGCGCCCGGCCAATCCTCCACGCGGTCCTGTATGGCGAGCGCCGCCGCGGGGGCAGTAGATGGCAACCCGGCCACCCATCGACTTCGCCGAGCCGGTGGAGGACGTTCAGGGCATCGAGCCTTGGCAACGCCCGGTCCCCCAGACCAGTTTTCTCGAAAACTTCCGCGCCACACGCGAGGAGATGCAGATAGTCGGCAACACCGATTCTCTGTCCCGCAACCGGCAGGAAGCCTTTCGGCCGATCATCGACGCGCTCGATGCAGCGGGAGCGCGGTGGGGCGATAATCGCCGCTTCCTCAATCCTGAAGACCTGCCGAGCGGGGAAACCTTCGCCTACAATACGACGGTTCCCGCCAGCGAGGAGATGCGGCGGCTGATCTTCGAAGAAGTCAGACGAAGGCGGCAGACCGATCCAGCCTTCCTTCAGGGTATTCCCGACACGCCGGAGGAGTTCGTGCGTCAGGTCAACGGGCGCGCGTCGGAAAGGCTGTCACGGATCAGGGGCGTTCAGGCTGGCGCCGGAGTAACCGGAACTGTCGGCAGCTTCATTGGCGGCGTTGCTGGCGCATTCGAAGATCCAGTCAATTTCTGGACGATGCCGTTCGGTGGCGCCTCTCGCACGGTGATGGGTGCGATCGGGCGCGCGGCGGTCGAGAACATGATTATCGAGGCGGTGTCGCAGCCCTTCATTTCCTCCAATTACGCCGAGATCGGCGAGGAAATGACGTTCATGGATAGCGCCCGCTCGGTACTGTTCGCTGGCGGGGCCGGCGCGGCTTTCCGGGGAGGCATCGAGGCTGTCGGGGCCGGGGCTCGTTCTGCCGGGCCATTGTACGACCGATTCATATCGTCGGCTTTCGAGGCGATGCCGGAGAGCATTCAGCAGCGCTGGGCAGGTGCGGCGACGGTCGATGACACGCTTCTTGTGGATATGCTTCGCGCGAGCGTGCCGGCGGAGAACTGGACGCCGGAAATCCGGGCGGCGGTCAACGTGATCGAGCGAGACGCGGAGGTCCGCGGGCTCTCTCCTTTCGATCCGGGAAGGGTGGGGGATGATGCTCACGCCGACTCTCTTGCCGCTGCGCTCGACAGGATTGTCTCGGGAGCGCCGCCGGTCAGCGTCCGTGCGCCAGCAGGTGCGGCGTCGGCTCCAATCGTGCCGAGAGTGCCGACCGGCGCGACGCCGGACTTCGGTCGGCAATGGGCGGCCATCATCGGGATAGAGGGCGGCACCAATCGCGACGGCAGCTTCAGGACCAGCCCGGCTGGCGCGATAGGCCCGGCTCAGGTCATGCCCGGCACGGCGCCGGAGGCGGCAAGGCTGGCCGGAATCCCGTTTGACGAGCGCCGCTATCGGACGGATGCGGCATACAATATCCGGCTCGGGCAGGCATATTATCGCGAGCAGCTTCGTGTGTTCGGCGATCCTTCGATGGCGGCGGCGGCCTACAATGCGGGACCGGGAAGCGCGAGGCGGGGAACCGGCGTTCGCGGTGCGATAGCGCGAGCCGAGAGGGCCGGGAATCCAGACAATTGGGAAGCCTATTTGCCAACGGAGACGCAGCAGTACGTCCGCAATTTCCGGCGTCGAACCGGAGCCGAGCGTGGCGCGGCTGTGCCTGAAGCGCAAGCGACCGCTCGGCCAGAAGGGGATGGTGGCGAGGCGGACGAGATGGAGGCGCTGGCGCTTTCTCGGGGGCTGGCAGGAGAGCAGCCGTCCACGCGCCCCGAACTGGCGAGGTTCGAACCGGTGCCAACACTGAGGCGGGATCAATTCGAGAGCAACGAGCAATGGACCGCAGCACAGCGCGCCGTCTATCGCCAATATAACGATGCCGACCCTGACGCGGCCCCGTTTGCCGATGCATATATGCGAGGTGAGCGCACGCCGGAGATGGAGCGGTTCGAGGCACAGAATCCGGGGGCCGTCGATGCCGAGCTTCGACGCCGGGTAGAGGCGTTGGAGGCGAGGGAGGCGCAACGAGATCGCCCGCGATCCCTACTGGATTTCGTCGCGGCGCGCGGCGGGATCGAAGATGTCGAGGGCGACCTGACGAGCATGGGGCTGGCGCTGCAAAGGGGCTTCGCGAGGAGGGGGGAGCGCAAGCTCCTTCGCAACCGCTCGCCACGTGCAAGGCGCGGTATCGCCGAGCAACAGGACTTCGCGCCGGATCGGGTTTTCGAGGCGGCTATCGAGGCTGGATATTTTCCTCGCATCAAGGCGCAGATCGACAGCGGAGAGGAACTGACTGAGGGTTTGAGCGCCTTCTACGAGGCGATCGACAACGAGCTTCGCGGGCGTCCGCTTTACACATTGGCCGACGAGCCTGTGGCGGAAGCTCGGGCGCGGGCGGAGCAGGATCGGGGACTTCGGGAGCTGATGGACGAAATACACGATGCGGCCGAAGCGCAATGGGGCACGAAGCTCGCCCGTGACGATGAAATCCTCGCTCGCGCTGCGGCGCTCTCTGCCTCTCGCGATTTTCGTGGGACGCTGGCGGAAGCCTGGGATGAGGCGGGCGATTTGGTCTATGCCGATTTGAGCAGGACGGCGCTGGCGGAAAGCGGCGACCCAGTGTATAGGGGTGGCGATGATACCAGATTTGAACCGGAAGATTTTGACGTTGGCCCGGATGACGGACGACCCGGCGCTCAGCGTCCCGACGCGCGCGAAGGCGGAGAGGCTGCTGAGAGTGTTCAAGTCGGCTCAGAAGAACTAGCCCGCTTCGACGATCCCGGCGGAGACGGCATCCGCGAACAACTCGACAGCTTGGAACACGACCTCGCCGCCGACATCGCCAACGATCCCGCACTGGCGAACAAGACCTTCATCATCGAAGAAACCGGCGAGGAATCTCTAGACACGATCCTTGAGCGGCTGGACGGCGATCGGGCCGCTGTCGATGCCCTGAGGGGGTGCCTGTGAGCCTGAACCGTTGCATCCCCGAGCTGCTGGAATCCGGCGCGATCAACGAGGAGCAGGCCGCGAAGGCTACGGGGCTTTTCGAGGAGCTGACCGAACAGCTACGGCGGAACATGGGAGCAGACGCGGCGGAAGCTCTGGCCTCTACGCGCACTGTCGATGCTCTGGATTTCGAGGCTCGGCAGCGCCGGCTGAACACTTTGCGCCAGATCGACGCGCAGCGCCGGATGGACGGCTGGCTTCGCGGCGGTGGAGAAGGATGGGGACGCGGCGGGCGAGGTGGCGACGTTCCGCCGCCCGGAGAAGGACCAAAGGGACCAGTCAACCCGCGAGCAGCGCGGACCCTGCTGTCTCGCGTCGATGCACGACGACGGGCAATCGAGGCGCGGGCGTTTGCCGAAATGGACGGCATCATGGCCGCCCACCACTCAAATGCGCTGGGGCGGCTCCGCAATCCGGCGCAGATGGATGAGATCGGCCGTGCGGCCTTCGGGGAGAAAACCGGCAGTGTGGCGGCAGACGAGCTGACGGACGGTTGGTTCCGGGCTTCGGAATCCCTGCGCCAACGAGCCAACGCAGCCGGAGCGAGCATCGCCAAGCTGGAACGGTGGGGGCTGCCTCAGGCGCATGACAGCCGCGCGGTGGCGGAGGCTGGCTTCGATGCGTGGTTCGCCGCGGAGGGGCCAAGGATCGCGCGCGAGCGGATGATCGATCCCAATACGGGACAGCCCTTCACCGATGCGGCGTTCACTCGCGCGATGCGGGGTGCTTTCGACAACATCGCCAGCGACGGTGCGTTGAGCCGGACGCCGGGGCAGTTCGGCCGGCGAGCGATGGCCAACCGGATGGGCGAGCACCGCTTCCTGCATTACAAGAGCTTCAACGACTGGAAAGCCTCGCGCGAGCAGTTCGGTCGCGGCACCGCCTATGACGCGATGATGGGCCATATCAAGGGCATGTCGCGCAATATCGCCGCGATGGAGATATTGGGACCGAACCCGGAAACGGGAGTGCGTTGGCTGAAGGACACCATCACCAGCGATGAAAGGCTGTTCGAGCCGCGCCAGCTTCGCACCCGCGACAAGGCGCAGCAGGAGGCTTTGGTCGTTCAGCGGCTGTGGGATGAATATTCCGGGGCTCTGAGGCAGCCCGAGAACCGCAATCTCGCCTTGGCCTTTTCCGCCTATCGTTCGGTCGCGGCTGCATCGAAGCTCGGCAGCGCCACGCTCACCGCCGTTGGCGACATCGGCTTCGGCGTGACGACGCGGCGGTTCAATGGGCTCCCTCAGGCTAGTCTGCTTCGCGATTATCTCAAGATGATAAACCCGGCGAGCCAAGCCGATCGCAGGTTAGCGGCCCGGCTGGGGGTGGTCGCCGAAACCTGGACTACCACAGTCGCGGGGCAGAACAGGTTCCTAGCCGAAGAACTGACGGGCGAAGTGTCGCGGCGCATCGCGGACGGAGTTTTGCGAACGTCGGGGCTCAACGCATGGACCGATGCCGGCAGGATGGCGAACGGTATTGTCTGGCTTACCCACCTCACCAACGAGCGGGGCAAGGACTTTGACAGGCTGGAGCCGGCCTTTCGTGCCGCGCTCAACCGCTACGGCATCGGCGCGAAGGCGTGGGAGGCGGTGCGCGCCACGCCGCTCGAAAAAGACGGAGGAGTAGTCTGGATCAAGCCGCAGAATGTCGCCGATCGCGAGCTTGGCGACCGGTTGCTCGAAATGATCCACAACGAAGGTGACTTCGCGGTTCCCGTTCCGGACCTACAGACGCGAGCCTATATCAATGCTCAGGCCCGGAAGGGCACGGTCATTGGCGAGCTGATCCGTTCCTCGCCGCTGATGTTCAAGACGTTCACGGTGTCGATGATGATTCGGCACGGCGGGAGGATGCTCGACCAGCCCGGTTTGGGAGGGAAGGCTGGCTATTTCCTGTCGCTGGTCATCCCGGTCACATTGATGGGCGCGATGGCGGTGCAGCTCAAGGAAATAGCCAAGGGGCGTGATCCTCGCCCGATGGAAGACCCGAACTTCTGGGGTTACGCAATGGTCATGGGCGGCGGCTCCGGCATTGTCGGAGATCTTCTCGGCATGACGGTCGAGAACAGGTTCGGAGGATGGGACGAATACGCCGCCGGACCACTTGTTTCCGACATCGGGCGCACTGCCGGGGCGCTGAGTGGGATAGGGCGGAGCGCTCTCCACGCGGCCGGCGCCGATGTTAACCCAAGACCGCGAGCCGGCTGGACCTTGGCGAATACGCTTCGTCAGAATGTGCCGGGACAAAATCTCTGGTACGCTCGCGCTGCGATCGACCGATTGCTTGCGGACCAAATCCAGCAGGAGATCGATCCGAGCTATCGTCGGAGCTGGCGAATGATGGAGCGCCGGGCGAGAGATCAGGGACAGGGCTTCTGGTGGGGGCCGGGAGAAGTGGCGCCCGAACGCGCCCCGGACCTGACTAATATTCTGGCGGGAGCCCCTGAGTAAACGCCAGCGACAGAAGGACGATCACGCCCAGCGCGAAACCGAGGGTGGCTCGTTCATAGCGATTGGTTGCTCGGTATATCTGGGAAAATATCCAGCAGGCGCCTGCCGCGATGCCGCCGCCGACCATGAAGATTGAGACCCACACGGACCAGTTCTCGGAAACAATGACCCCAAGGCCAAGCCAGAACGGCGCCCAGAAGAGGACGAGCAGAACAAGCAGGCTGTCCCGCTGATTGAGAGATAGCCGGATGTGCGGCTTCATCGACGCGCCGATACGCGAGAACGAAAGAAATTGAAAGTCAGTCTCTCGACCACGGTTCCAGCCCAGCCGTGTCGTTAACCGGCTCGGCAAAATCGAGCGGTGGCCGGTCTTCCATAATCTTGTTCGACTCTGCTGTCACCGGTCTCGGGGCGGGTTGAGAACAGCCTGCCAACAACAAGACCGCCACCCAAATCCTCATCTGCTAGCCCACCGCATCGCGCGTCCTTTCGGAGAGCATTATGCCATCAACGTCCACCTCCCGTCTAGAAGGCCTCACGACCTCGGTCGCCGTGAAGGCTCCCGTGCGCGTGGTCACGACGGTAAATATCACTCTTTCGGGCGAGCAGACGATCAACGGCGTGGCGGTCGTTGCCGGGGACCGGGTGCTGGTGAAGGACCAGACCACCGCCAGCGAAAACGGGATTTATGTTGCCGCCACGGGAACATGGAACAGGGCTCGGGACTTCAACGGCTCGCTCGACGCGGTTCAGGGGACCACCGTCTTCGTCATCAACTCCAGCGCCTATTTCCGGCTGACGACCGCGAACCCCATAACGATCGGCACCAGCTCGATCACTTGGCTGTTCACCGGCCCCGGTCTGGTAGATCTGGATGTGTTCAAGCCGGACGATTACGGCGCGGTCGGCGACGGCGTGACGGACGATTACGTGGCATGGAAAGCGACGGTCGCGGCTGTGAGCGCGAACGGCGGCGGGACCGTCTGGTTGAGGCCCGGCGCCATCTACCTAATCGACCAGTATATCATTGGCGGCGCGACTCCGAACGGCGTCCTCTTCACCGACATGGAGTTTTTCGACTGCACTGGTCTCGTCATAGAGGGCAACGGCGCGAAGATCGACGTAAAGGGCGACTTCGACCGCGGCGCCTCCACCACTTTCGGCCTGTGCGGAATGAGCCTCCTGAATTGCCAGCACGTCGAAATCAAGAACCTAGAGATCGACGGCAATGTCGAGTTGATGACGAACAGCTCGGACTCAAACGAGGCCACCACGGACGGCATCAGGCTTAGAAGCTGCTACTACGTCAAGATAGATAACGTCCACGCTCACCACTTCGCCAATGACGGAATCGGAGTCCGCGCAGCAAATCTGGACGGCGCTCCAACCGCCACTGTCTCCCGCTATGTCACAGTAACAAACTCTGTCTTTGAATATAACGCCCGTTGCGCTATTGTCGTCATCGGCTGTCGTGGGTTCTCCGCCAAAAACTGCTCCTTCTCCGAAACCGCACAGTTCACCGGCACTTACGGCAAGAGTGGCGCGCTAGGCCACGCTCCCAAGGTGGGGCTCGACATCGAGCCGACGCATAGCCTCTTTGCTGGGACGGCCGACAGCAACACCGGCGAGATAATGTTCGATAACTGTCGCTTCATCAACAACTCGAACGGTGATCTCAGGGCCAGCCTGGAAAACACGGTCGATACAGTTGCCTTCGACGAAATCACCGTCATCAGCAGCGCGGAGACGGGCAAGTTCTCGATTATTCTCAGCGTTCCAAGGGCCTCCATCAGAAACTCCTATCTTGACCTCAAGGACAACTGGTGCTCGATCGCCACCAAGGCGAACTCTGGCGTCATATTCGAGGGTAATGAGGTTAGAGGAACTGCCCGGCTGCTCTACTCGAACACCGCCGACAGTCTCCGCTGCGATGTTCGTGACAACCGCTTCATCTGCACGGCGACGGCGGCCAGCACCGCGAACCTTGTCAATATCGACAACACCAGTGCGGTGTTCGAGGATAACTACTTCTTCATTCCGAAGGAGGCTTATTCCGATGCGGGGGGCACGGACCAGCACGCCGCCAACGTCATTACGTTCACGGATGCCCGCAGGCTCGCTCGCAATCGCTACGAAACCGACCTCCCTGCGAACCAGGGTGGAGCGGCCACGGCCCATTTCTTCCTGACTTACGGAGGCTCCTTCTCCGGCGAGGTTGTCGATGAGAGGTTCCTCGGGACCGCCGCAGGAGTCGCGGACACCTTCCGCCCCGCCGCTACCAGCACGCACGACACGACTGATCCATACAACCGCAATCGGATCGACTGGAGCCACCCCGGCTTCTACGTCGGCGACGGAGGCACGATCACTCAGGCGACGGACAAGGGAACCGGCGTCGAGCTTAACGAGATGTGCGGCGAGATCACGCTGAACGCGGCGGCCCTTGCGGCCGACACCACCGTCTCATTCACGCTCACCAATACGCAGATCGGCGCGAACGACATTCTCACGCTTCAGCATCAGTCCGGCGGAACGCTGGGCTCGTACACCCTCAATGCCGCTGCTGCCGCCGGAAGCGCCGTCATCTATGTCCGCAACATTACCGGGGGCTCGTTGAGCGAGGCCATCGTCATCCGGTTCGGCGTGGTGAGGGGGGCGACGACCTGATGTTACCAAACTAACTCGAATTGGAAGGGAGAATGACATGACCGACGAACGCAAGCCCACCGAGGAAGAGCTTGAGGAACTGCGGGAGCAGGGCGTGGAGGTCGGCAAGCCCGGCGTGAAGCCCGCGAGCGGCGGCACCGGCAATCCACCAGTTCCTCCGCCCCCGCCCCCGAGCGGCCCCGGCCTTGGCGGCGGCTGATGAGCTGGCAAGCGGGCCTCATGCTCGCCGTCGTGCTGCTGGTCGGCGTTCCTTCCGCGTGGAGGAACGTCACCGCGGCCGCGCTGGTGATAAGCTGGTCGTCGGCCGAGGTGCTGTGGCTCGTCACCGGCGACAACCTCCCGCTGATGCACTACTGGTTCGCCGACTTCTTCGTCATGCTGATCGTCTGCGCGAAGGCTTGGGCGAACAAGGCCACCCGCTGGGACGTGGCGATCATGCTCATCTTCCCGATGGCATGGCTCTACTATCTCGATCAGGAAATCGGCGCGTTCCACAAATGGATGGCGCTGTGGTTCCTCGTGCTGGCGCAGTTCGCGCTCGCCGGGGCGGATTCGTTTTTCCAATGGCTCGATCCGCGCAAGGCCAATGCGCTGGCGACGGCCGACGATTCGCCGGACAACCCCTCGTCCGGTGTCGAGTATCGCTGGGCGTGGGGCAGGGCAGGGCATGTTTGATGGAATCGTTCAGGCACTCCCCCAGCTTGGAGTCGGCGGGCTGCTGCTGCTGGCCTTCCTGTTCCTCGTCTATCGCGGGAACCTCTACGTGGGGCTCCGCAACGAGGCGAAGCGCGACGAAGCGGAGGCCGGCGCCGTGCTGACAGGCGGGCTCGCCAAGCGCGTCACGTCGCTCGAAACCCGGCTGGATGCGGCCGAGACTGAAATCGAGAAGTGCCACCGCGAACGGGACGAAGCGCGTGGCGAGGTCATGGGTTTGAAGGCCATCATGGAAGGCTGGGGGATGATCGACCAGGAGGTGCAGCGGCGGCTTTCCTCCGATCGGGAAGCGCAGGATGCCGAGAAGCGGGGGAAGAAGGGAGGGGATGATGCCGGGAACAGGTAACGGCGCGCAGAGCTTTGCGACCAAGGCGCTTATCACGCTGCTCGGCGTCTTCACGGCCAGCCTGCTCGCCTTCTTCGTCTGGCTTGCCACGGCCATCATCGACGTTCGGGAGCGGGTGGTGCGGATCGAGTCCAGCGTCGCCAGCCTGCTCGACACGCGCACGACGCAGGCGGCGGAGACTTCGGCCCGGTCAACGCGCCGGATCGAGCAGCTTGAGAAAGACCGCGGCATTCAGGCAGGCGAGCAATGAGCGATCCACGCACGCCAATCCACGCTTTCCTCCGCCCCTACCTCAAGGACGGCTGGAACGACCTCGCCTTGCGCGAAGGCTTCCACCGCCACCTCGACTTGCTCGGAGCGCGCAAATCGCCGCTGGAAGCCCCCACAGCCCCGCCACCGGGCCAAGGGCTCGGGACAGGCGCGGATGCTGTTTCGGGCGCTGGTGAGGCTCCTACGGCGGATGCGGGCGGTTTGAGCGATGCTCCGGCCTTCTTCGCCGAGCTGAGGAAGGGCCTCGGGCGGCTCAACAGCGACGATCAGGTACAGGGCTTCGAGTTCCTGCTGTCCAAGATGGCGCACTGGCCGATCGCTTGGGCGGCTTACGGGCTGGCGACGGCATGGCACGAGACGGCGCATCGGATGCAGCCGGTTCGCGAAGGGCTGGACGTAAGCGACGCCTACCGCCGCCGCAACTTCCGCTATTACCCCTGGTACGGGCGCGGCTACCCGCAGACGACGTGGGAGGAGAATTACCGCAAGGCCGATGAGAAGCTCGGGCTCGGCGGGACGCTGATAGCCAACCCTGACCGGATGCTGGAGCCGGACATCGCCGCCGACACGATGATCCGCGGCATGGAGGAAGGCTGGTTTTCAGGCGACAAGCAGGGCCGCCACACGCTCGCTCGCCATCTGCCGCGCGACCGCGAGGCGACCCGCGCCGAGTTCCGCCCGGCTCGGCGCATCATCAACATCATGGACAAGGCCGACAAGATCGCTGGCGAGGCGGAGGCGATTCAGGCGGCGCTGAAGGCGGGGGGCTGGCGATGAGCGCGCTGTCGCCGATTCTTCGCTCGCTCGAAGGCGGCATGGTCGCCTTTTGGTGTCCCGGTTGCGATGAGGCGCACGCCATTCCCGTTTCGACCGGGCCTAAGGAAGCGGGTCGGTGGGGCTATAACGGCAACCCTGATCACCCGACCTTCTCGCCTTCGATCCTCGTAACCGGCACGCGGCCCATCACCGACGCTGAGCACGCGCGCATCATGGCTGGCGAGAAGATCACGCCTGAGCCGCAGCGCTGCCACTCGTTCGTTTGCGACGGGCAGATACAGTTTCTGGGCGATTGCACCCATAAGCTAGCGGGCCAGACGGTGCCGCTACCGGAGTGGGCGGAATGACCCTGCTCGAATATCTGGACCGCCAGGCCGAGCGCCGGGCCAAGCACCCTCGCCGCCCGCGCGACATCCGCCAGTTCATCGGCTTCTCGTTCCTGGTCGGCTATTACGTCATGGTCTGGCAGTTCACGATGGGCGAGCTGCCGAAGGACAACATCGCCCTCATCCGCGACGCCATGCTGACGCTCGGCCCGCCGGTCGGGCTCATCATCGGCGCCATGTTCCGCAGCGACGCGCGCGAGGAGCAGGCGACGGAAAACACAGGCCGCGCCTTCGAGGCGGTGAAGGCCGCAGCCGAGGCAGGCGGGAGCGCGCCCGATCACACGCTCGCACCCGGCGAGACGGCGCAGGCGGAGGAGCAGAAGTGATGGCCGGTGAAATCGCCCTTATGCTCGTTATCGGCGTGATCCTCTGGCTGCTGCTTATCGCAGCCCTAAAGTCCGGCATTGGGCCCGGCCGATGAAGCTCACCGCCGCTCTCCTGCTCGGCGCCTATTGCGCGGCACTGCTGGCGGTGAGGTTCTATCCTTTGGGAGACGTGAGATGACTGACGACCAGATCAAGCACATGGTGGACCGCTTCCTTAGGTGGCGGCTCCCCGACGATTTCTGCCCCGATGCCGGGATCAGCTTCGAGCCCGATTACAACGAACATACCGCCCATCCGATGAAGCACGAGCCGACAGGGACCAACCTGTTCGACGCGACGCAGGCCGAGGCGATGGTCCGATACATGACCGAGGGGATGCCCTCAGAGCCGCGCTCCGGGGAGACGTGAGATGAAGTTCCTCGCCAGCACCATCGGCAAGGTCGTCGCCGCGCTGATCGTCGTCGTCCTCATTCTCGGCGTGCTGCAGGTCCGTTCCTGCCAGCAGGCGCGGCAACAGGCGGCGCAGAGCAAGGTGGATCGGGGACAGGGCGAAGCCGGGATCGAGGCCGGCGCGGAGGCCGGGAACACAGTCAGCAACGTCATGGAAGCCGATCAGCGGGTCGATCAGACCGTCAGAGGAGGTAGAGATGAAATCCTGTCGCAGCCTGCGGGCCAGAGCAACGCTGCCGCTATTCGCGCTGCTTGCCGGATGCGGTCACATTGCGGTGACCGGCGGTGTGCCGAACTGTCAGCGGCTGATCCCGCCGTCGCTGCTTGCCGCCGTGCCGTCGGCGCCGCTCCCTGAAGCCCAGCAGCTACCGGACGGGCATGACGACGCCCAACCGTGGCAGGTCGGCTTCATCGAGCAGACGGGGCAGCTCGAGAAAGCGAACGAGCGCGCGCCGGCGGTGGATCACATCTACCGGGGCTGCCTCGACCTGCATCGGGAGGCGCTGAGGCGGGACACGCGGCGGCGATTCCTCGGGATATTCTAGCTCACCGCCCATCCATCCGGAACGCCACCTGGTCGGTGTGGGGCATTAGGCGGCATCCATCGCATCGAACAGCCCGCCTTGTGGCTGCGGTGCCCGGTGGTCAGCGCGGAAATCCTCGAAGCGGCAACTGCCCTGCGCCGGCGACACCGCCCAACTCTGGAACCGCTTGAGCAGTCGCCAGTGGTCTGGATGCTCCTGCCGGTGACGGTCGTGCACCATCGGGAAAGGCTTCACCCCGGCCTCGATCATCTGATTGTAGCGATGCCAAATGCGCTCCCACGTTTCGCGCGGGTCATAGCCGACGAGCATATAGACCATGACATGGTGCGGCTTGACCCCGGATGCCGTGAGGAAATCGAGCCCACGGAAGAAGACCCGCTCGTCGCCGAGATTATCCCATGCAGTGTAGAGGCGCGGTCGGCGGAACTGGTCGTCCTTGTATTGGAGGCTGGCGATCGCCGCAGCCTCCTCCTCGCCGATCCGGCGAACATTGATGCCCTGGTTGATGCACACCTTGAAATTGCCGGCGACGAGCTCGTCGACAACCTCGCGCCACTCTGGGTTGCCGAAGAAGTCGTTATCAAAAAGGTGGATGTGTTTCGGGTAGGGCTCGCCGCGCCATATCTGGCCCACGGAGGCGACGGCATAGATCGCGCCTTCCTGGCTGGGCACCACGCAGAACTTGCACTTGGAACGGCATCCCCGCGAGCAGTAGCCGAGCGAGGCGGTGAAATCCGGATAGCCGGAATAGTCGAGCCCGCGGAACTGCGATGGAACATAGCATTCCGTCCGCACCTTCGGCCCGACGGCTGGATCGCCGCCCGAGCCGCCTACGATGGCGCCGGGGAATTGCTGGCGGTAAAGCGCCACCTTCTTTGCCGTTGTCGCGAAGATGGCCGAGCCGTACACGCGGTCATATTCGGGCTCACCGAGCTGGCGCATCGCGCTTCGCTCCCACCGCACGTCGTCACCCTGCTCACGGTGCCACGCCGACAAGCGCATCAGCGCTAGGTTCGGCAGCTTGCCGTCGAGCTGAGTGATGCGGACGATCACGCCACCACCGCGCGGCAAATCTGCGGTAAACCCCGCCGCGATTCACGGCCCGTTCCCCGCCTGTCCCTTCGCAGCGGAACACGAAACCGCTGGAAATCCGCGCTTTTCGGGCGAAGGCCGAGGCTTCCCAAGCTTACGACGAGGGTTCGATTCCCTTCGCCCGCTCCACCTTCCTGATCAATCACTTAGCCCTCCTTCGACCACTTCGAGCGGGCGCCCGTTCGCGGTAACGTTGCGGTAAAAGGCCCCCGGCGCAAGGGCCTCGACCTCCTCGATTATCGCCTCCGTCGCCGCCAGCGCGAGCCCCAGATTGGCCGGGTCCGGCAGCGCGTAGATGTCGGATATGCTGGCCTTGACGTGGCCCAGCATCATCTCGCCCTGACGCCAGTTCGCCTCGCCGATGCGCTTGCGGGCCAGCGTCGCGACCGAGCGGCGGATCAGCTTCTCGCCGGCCTCGCGTTCGCCGGGGAGATGGAGCTCGTCGCGCATCTTGCCCCACGACGCGCGCACGCTGCCGACCGTCAGGAAAGCCTCGCCGCTGTCGAGGAACGGCACGAACTGGCGGGCGGTCGGCACCTTTGGCCGGTACTTGCGCGTCTGCTTCCTGTTCGGCGGGTTGAGGTCGAGCACGCGGGCGGCGGAGTGCCATTGCGCCGGGCCGGCGTCGAAGATGGCGTCCGGCCGGGCCCAAGTCGCGACGGCGAAGCGCAGATAGCGCAGGAGGTTGAGCCGGTGCGGCTCGGCCGTCGCGAACCGGAACATGGCGGCGAGGGTCTTCACGTCGGCGCGATAGACCGGGGATCTGGAAACCGCCTTGGGCTGTTCGGGGCGGAACTGCGCGGCCTGGCCGGGCGCGGCGTTGATCGCGGCGGCGAGCTGGAGAACGCACCCCTCGACAGCGCCGATCGACCGCGGCCGCAGCACCGCGCCATCCTTCGCGCGCACCGGCATGGCGAGCAGCCACCGCCGGAAGTCGTCGATCCACCGCCCGTCGACGTCGGCGCAGCGCGTCTCGGGGCGGTCGGCGAGATAGCCGATAACGTGGCCGAGCCGGCCTCGAGCCGATCTCGCTCCGGCCTTGCCGTCGGCGAGCAGGAGATAGTCGGCGATCACGTCGGCGAGTAGCGGGCTTGCCTCGCCCTCCCACGGCCGATGGCAGGTCGGGCAATGGCGCACGCCGGCGCTGAGGAGGAAGGCGCGGTCAAGGGCTAGCTTCCCGGCCTCAACGTCCGCCGTGCCCGCGCTAGTGCTTCTCTCCCGTTTGCGCTCTGTGTCGTACCAGACGATTTCGAGGTTGCGACCGGGCCGGCGGTGGAGGGAATACGGTCCACGCTGATAGAGCGGCTTCGGGCGGCGCGATGCTGGCATGTGGTCCTCTGATGCTCTGCGGCCTTGGTCTGGATCAGCTCGCCGACGCCGATCGCGTTCAGCAGGTCGAGCGCGTCGGCCTCCAGCCTGATACCCTTGCGCTTGTCGGTCTGCCTAGACCAGTGGCGCGCGAGCTCGGGGAGTTCAGCGCCCATTGGCGTCTCCGCTCCACACCACCAGCGGCAGCACCTTCGTCGCGGTAAGATCGTGCAGCTCGCGCCGGAGCAGATAGGTCGCCACCTCGTCCTCCGTAGCGCCGTAAATCCCCATCCCGACAAGGTGCTGAAGGCAGCGCCGCATCGGGGTGGGTAGGTCCAATTCGAGGGGCTCCATCTCAACCATCCCCATCCTCCCGATGCAGCCCGGCCGCGATATCCCCCGCCGCGACCCGCAACTGGCGCGCGCTCGCTTTGCCGGGCTTCGGTCGGCTATCGCTGGTCATGTCATTACCGCCGCGAGAATGTAGCCGAAGCCGAGGAACGTCAGCGCCGTCGCCGCGTAACCGAGGAGCTTCGTGGTCAGATACCGGAAGGCATCCCATCCCTCTTTCATCTCGGCGTCGCGCGATGCGGCATGGCTAGTGAAGAGCGAGATGAGCAGCGACATTCCCATCGCGTGCGCTACGCCGATAGCGGGCACGCCGACCGGGACCAAAAACCAAAGCCAGAGATAAGAGAGCACCCACCCGCGAAGCACGCCGAGCGCGACCACGAGGCCGAGGGTGCCGAAAAGCATGATACCGACCATCATCTTCTCCTTGCGTTAGTGACAGCCGCGCGGGCTTCGAGGTAGGCGACGATGGCGGAGCGTTCCTGAAGGGCGGCGTTCATGCGGCCATTTCCAATAGCTGTGGCCATGCGCCTTCGCCGATCGCTACCTTGTCCTCAGTCGGGTGCTTGTCGGTCCTTGGCCGGGATGGACAATCCCAACTGCGCCCGCCGACGCGCCAGAGTTCCTTCCATCCCGCAGCCCGGACGCCCGCGCCGCCAATCCGCTTCCACTCCGGATCGAAGATCAGCGCGGCATTGACGGCGATTTCGCCAGTCTCGATATGCTCGAAACGATCCCATTCGCTGGCGAGAAGATAGGTGAGCCACCGCCGATAGCCCTTCGCCTTCGCCGCCCGCTCAGTGGCGGCATAGAGCATCGAGTTCGCGTTGGGTGCCCCATCGGTGCACATGCGGGTGACTTCCACAGTGAGGCCGTCGTCCAAGGCTCGTGCGACTGGCCGCCCGCAGACTGCGACGCCGGCCAACTCCCCATCTTCGCGGTGGACGCCGTGCAGCCAAAGCCAGCCGACCGGAACGCCATGATGGCGGTGGTGCTGACGAATGAAGGCGCGCGCTTCGTCGCGAGTAACGGGCCTCAGTTCGATAAAGCCGCTCAACGCCGCCGCTCCTGGTAGGCGACGATGTGGGCGCGTTCGGCGAGGGGGGTGGGGTGGGTCATTCTGCCAAGCGCTCCGTGCGCTGTTCGGCGAGGAGCTTGGCGATTATCTCGACGAAGGCTCGCTTGGCGTATCGGGCGGCACTGTCATCTGAGGTTTGCGCCAGCGCCCGCATTGCCGCGTAAAGCAGATCGTCACCGCCCAACGGAGGGCCTTCTGGCGTCAGCATCCGCACGTCCTGCGGTGCCTCGGCTTCTACGGTGACGACGCCAGCCCTACGGAGCTTCCGCCGATCGCCGAGCGTCAAAGTGCCGGGCTTCGTGACTAGAATCTGTGCCATCACGCGCTCCTCTCGATCGGCAACGCCACGCCACAAAAAGCACATTCCGCCGACAGCCTGCCGACATACCAATGCCCGCGCCCGCATCCGGGGCAACGGTTCACCGTGTCGGAACTGTAAGTCACGACATAGCCTCGCCTCGCTGGATCGTGCGGGAAGGTGCGCGGCAACGGCTCGACCAGGGCCAGCTTGCGGGCGGGTTTCATGGGGCTGGGTCCTCGGGAGGTTGGGCCTGATATTCGCCGCACCAGTCAGCTTGGTTCGCTTCCGGCCAAACGCTTGGCGCAACGTCGTCATTCGTCCGAAGGCCGGGCTGCGGTACTGGTGGAAAGCGGGCGCAAAAGCCGCTCGGATTGATCGCCCGCCAGAACCGACACGTCTCGCATCTCTCGCTCATCCACCGTCTCCCTTGGCGAGGGAGCGGGCCTTGGCGAGGGCTGCGCGGGCCTTGTCTCCATGATCCTGATAAAGCTCCTCGATGGGGTAAACGTCGCCAACGGAGCCTTGCCAACCGAACGGCGTTTGCTCGGCGTCCACGTCCTGCTCCCAGGCGTTCGCGTAAAACTCCAGCGCCTCGACAAGCTCCTCGTTCACCTTCGCAGCCGCCTCGATGCCTGCGTTGAACGCGGAGAGGGTTGCTTCGGTAATTTCTTTGGCCGCCCTCTCATGCGCGGGCCAGTCGATACCACATACGTCGTGGTGGTTGAGCAGGCGCACCAAGGTCGGGCGGATGTTGGCGAGCAAAGTTTCGTCAACCTCATCCATGCGGGGGAGGGACAGGGCCTTTTCGATGGCGCGCAGTACGACACTCTCAGGGTACAAGGTTTCGCTCTGTCCGTAGGTCGGAAGTGCGCCCGCATACTCCGCCGCCAGCAGCTCCCGCGCATGTTCACTCGCCATGTGACTTGCTCCTCAACGAGTTTTGATCGGGATTGCCGGGGCGCTTTGGGAATCTCCCGTGCCAAGCACCCGTGGCGCATTCCGAGCACCTTACGGGCCGGCCTTCGCGCCGCGCGTTCCAGTAGTCGCCAAGGGCGGTGTTCTCGACCGCACCGCACCCTGAGCATGTAAACAGCGGCATCATCCCTCTCCTTCCGGGGTGGCGAGGGCATCGCGGGCTATCTGTCGCACCTCGTCGCCAAATCGGTACGACACGCCATCGTGATCGCGGATGCGAGCGAGCGCCCCGGAAAGTCTCTCGTTCTCAGCCTGTAGTGAGCGGATGGTCGCGATGGCGTCTGGCAGCGCATTGAGCGCGAGAAACGCTTCCGGCTTCATCGTCATGGCCTGGAACTGTGGACCGGTTGCCGTGGCGTAATCCTGCCCGTCTTCCACCGTGACCGGCAGCAGCTCCAGCGCAGGCTCCAGCCTCTCAAGTAGTGTGGCGGTCATGAGGATTTGCCCTGCCCGCCCTTCAACCGCTTCTCGGCGTCCCCGTAAGCCTGCTCGACCTCGGCCTTTATTTCCTCCGGCATGGCGGCGACGTCGGCCTTCCGGTTGGAGCGCAGGCTGTTGAGGTCCGGCATGTTGGCGACCTTGCCGGCGCGCGCGATAATCTCGTCCGCAGCCGCTCGCGCGGGGTGCTCGGCGTCGGTATGCGCCTCGCCGTGCTCCTCGTCGGGCTTGCCTTCGGGGGTGTGGGCGGGTTGGTCGAGGCCAAAGTCGTCTTCGAACGACGTGTCGGCCGGCTTGGCAACGGCCAGGTCGATCTCGGCGGCGAGCTCGGGTCGCTTCTGCCGCAATTCGTCCAGCTTGGCCGCCTTGCCGTCGATGAACGTCTTGAGCGCGGCCGCATCGCTGGTCGTGCGGACCTTCTCGATATAGGCCGCCGCCCATTTCGCGGCGGGATCGGTGGCGGCTTCGGGCTGTTGCGACTTCGGCAGCGGGCGCACGGTGAACGGCTTGCGGCTCGCGCGGGTCGCGGTCAGCGCCATTGTCTTCGGCTCGTCGAGGTGGCTCATGTGGCTGATGCGGATGCCGCCGACCTCCAGCCCGCCGAACTTCACCGCCGGGTCGCGATAGAGCGTCATGGACCGGCCCGGATATTGGTTGCCGTCCTTGCCCCAGACCTGGACGAGCACGCGGCGCATCGACTTGCACGGCAGGTAGGGCTTGCCGTTGTCGCCTTCGAAGTTGATGGCGATCGGCTGCTCGGCGGTGTCGCGGCCGGAGACGCGGGTGACAAGGATCGTGCGCGGCCCGCCGATCAGATCGTCGGCGTTGAGCTGGTCGGATTTTGGATCGATGGTGAGGGAAAGGTCGGTCATTTTGTTTTCTCCGTCAGAAGGGAAGGTTGACGGCGAAAAGCTGTTCGCCTTCCGCGTCGAGCCCTTCGCGCTTGGCGATTTCGGCGAGCTTCTCATGCTCAGTGATGATCTTGCGGCCAGTCTCGATATCTTCCTTGATGCCGGACAGGCGGCGTTCGGCGCTCGACACTTGGCCGCGAAGGCTCTGCAGCGTGTCAATGTGGTGATCGATCTCACGGATGCCGTCGAGGCGGTGCAGCACCCACAATTTCAGAGCATCGAGGGCGGCGTCGGCATCTTCGCCGTCTTCAATCTGACCTTCGGCCTCGACAGCATCATGGCCATAGCCGCGGTCATGCGACTGCAGTCTCCGGTAGCGAACCGTCGTTATCTTCACAGCGTTATCTCCTGTTCAATCTTGCGTTCGGTGGGGAACAGCCGCGCGTCGCTCTCGAGCGCGGCCCGGTAGTCGGCGATCACTTCATGGATGCGCGCCTCGAACTTGGAAGCGGCCTCGATTATCGCGTCCTGAACCGCGGCGATCGGATGGACCCGGATCACCGCCATAGGCAGGCCGCCGCTGTAGCTGATGAAGTCGCACCACTGCCGCTCGCAGACCAGCATCTCGCCCTGAATCTGGAGCACGAAGTCGGCGGGGATGGTCGCCGATTTGTCGTTCCAGACGTTCTCGCAAATGGTCTGGATCTGGAATTTCTGGCAGCGCGACTTGGCTTCGATCATGCCGTCGTCGCCGACCAGCCGATCCGGCGAGCATCCGAGCGTGAAGCCCCATTTGTCGTTGGTGACGAAGCCGCATTCGGTCACGGGCGCGATATGCTTGGCGTAGAGCGCGCTGGCCTCGATCTCGTCTTCGTGGCCGCGCAGCATCGCGTCGCTGACGTATTGCGGCTCGACATAGCCGCTGATCCTCTGCGCCGCCATTTCCCACAGATGCGCGCGCTCCTTCGCGTTGGCCGCGATCTTGAGCGTCGGCGTCAGGATCAGGTCGAACTCGCTGGCCGTCAGCAGGCCGCAGCGGGCGCGGTGCCATTCCTCTGAACCCTGAACGAGCTCGGGATAATAGCGCACCGTGCCCTTGACGATCACGGGCTCGTCGGGGGGGATGCCCGGCGCGGAGATGAGCGGCTTCGTCATGCTGCCCTCCGCATCCGAGCCCCATCCGGCCGCCGGTCCTGCCTGCGCTCGTGAAGCGTGATTTCGGAGATATGCGAGCGAGCGCCCATCTATGCGTCCTCCCTCAGTTCCCGTGCCCGCTCGCGGATGTCGCACGGCGCGGCCCGGTCGTAATATTCCTGAGGCGGGGTGCCGGGGTCATTGCCCCATGACGGGCGCCAGTTGGCGCGGATGCTCTCAGCCGTAGCGGAGTCGCCGCCTTGCTCAACAAAGCGGGCCACCATCTCGCGGCAGACCTGAGCGCCGTTGATGAAGGCATTGCGCTCGGTGAAGGCCGAACACGCCGCCATGACGCTGACCCTTGTGCGGGCGGCGTCGCGTTCCTCGATCAGCTTGGCGGTGTCAGCACCGGCACCACGGGCAAGCCCGCATTCGTAGCCGTTGTTGAATGCGTCCTGCGCTCGCTCGGCGTCCTCGCGATTCGACTTGTCGAGCAAACGGAGCCCTTCGATTTCCTCGGCTGTCAGAACGTGACCGGGCTCCAGCCGCATCAGCGTCTGCATCGCGTCCATGACGCGGTCGAAGTTGTCCTCGGAGTCGAAGACGGATGTCTCTACCTGTGCCATCACGCCGCAGCCTGCATCCGGGCCTCGACCTCGCGGCGGACCTCGATTTCGACCTCAGCGCTGGCGAGCTTGTCGGCGCGGCGCTTGACGGCGATGGCATGGGCCTCGGCGAACGTGCCGGCGAAGGCGCAGACATATTCCCGCCCGGTCGCAGCATCGAACCAGAGGCCGACAAGGACTTGGGGGCGGTTGCCGTCGGTCTGAATGACGAGGCCCGGATCGTCGGCCATCAGGGCGGACAGAGCGTCGCTGAAATCGTTGAGCATGGCGGTTCCTTTCACGTCGAAGACTCGTAGGCGTAGCGGCTGTAGCGGGACGCGACGGCGGGGCGGGGGGAGAGGGTTAGGGTGTTCATGTCGGATCGCCTCCGTCGTTGCGGATGCCGCGGATCGTCTCGACAATCGCATCCCGATCCACTTGGTGCCGGTCCATACCTTCCCACTGACCGTCCTCATTCAGCTTCACGACGCACAGGGTGCCGGACCATGAGAACAGCATCAGGGAGGGCGGCCAGCGCGTGGCGAGGCGCTTCAACGAGGCGATGGCGCTCTGTTCGCAGGGGCTCAGGGTCACGACGGCAACACCGCCAACCCGCCCACCACCAGCGCCGGCACGACAACCAGGATGAACACCGCCTCCGCAGCCGCGATCAGATATGCGCGCCGACGGTCGAACGGCTCGGGTGCGAGCGGGCGGTCGAGCAGGTGCATGTCGACGTAGCGCGGCCCGAGGGTCGGCGGGTCGATCGGGGGGAATTGGGGGCCGAAGTCACGCATGTTCGGAGTCCTCAGCGATGCGCGTCTCGGCGTCCCTGATGCTCTCCAGCCTGCAGCCGGCTTCCTCGCAAGCCAGATATTCACCAAAGCCGAGGCCGCAGATCGCGCAGTAATAGGGCAGGCCGTCGCGCGGGGTTCGCTCATCATGTCGGTAGATTGTCCTCTTCACGCCGCATCCTCCATCGCGCCCATCCGCACCGCCGCCTCGCACTGGTCGAGAAGGCTGGCGAGCGCGGGGCCCATCCAGTTGGCGCCGAAGTACCGATCGACGGTCTGCGGGCTCTCTGCGGCCGCGAGATACCGCTGCAGCCTGGCCGAAAGCGCGTCGAGCGTGATCCGGGCGATCCGGTCCACATTCGCCGCGGCGTTCGCGGCGAGGCGGGCGCGGATGATGGCGGCGGCGGTGGAGAGGGTGAAGGACGGGAGGGCGCTCATACCGTCCCCCGTGCGCGTGCCTGTACGTCGTCGATGGTGGAAATAGCGGCCCGCATTTCTTCGCCGTGGCTGGCGTTGGCGCAGGCTTTCTTGTCGCCTTCGTCGGTGCCCTTGGCGCGATGCAGCTTGGCGTAGCGGTAGAAGGTGCTGGCGGCGTGTTCCAAGGCCGTGCGTGCATCCGCCAGCGCATCGTACATGCACGGGCTCGCTGCGATCAGTGTGGCGTTGGCCTTCTCTTCCTGAGTGACGATGCAGCCGTGGGCGATATGCGTGATCGCGACATTGACGACTAGCCCCTCGCCAGGATGGTCCGGGTCTTCGCCCGCGTCGGCGACAACGAGAGTAGGCACTATGGTGGAAACCGACCACGGCCCCTTCGTCCACGCAGGCTCATCGCGGGTCTGTTCGGATGGCATGGTCACGATCCTCGTTCGATTGCGCGGCGGGCGGCTTTCAGGCCATCGCGGTTGTCCGGGGCGGTGCGTTCGGCTCGCGTGTCGCTCAGGGCAAACTCAATGGCACGAAGGGCTGCGCTCACCTGAATGAAGGCGCCGCCACCTTTCCGAAGAACCTGTGCGTCGGCTGCGTAGCCAAGCTCGCTAGCGGCCTGCGCGAGCAGTTCCCGAGCCTTGCTCATGGGAGCAGCTTTCGAGCGCGCACCACGTCGGCCGCCGTGTATGCCCCGCCCGGAGCGGGCACATCCAACTCAGCCTGTTGCGGCTGTGATCCGCGACGTGGGTGGCAGAGCGGGATTCTGGCGAACGGCTTTAGCGCCTCTATCAGAGCCGCCCCGTCGCGCGCGGGATCGATCACACACGCAACGTGTCGCCTGCGGATCAATTCCCAGTTGACGGTGCCGCCGTGGGGTAGCGTCTTGGCGAAGGCCTCCGCCCTCTCCCGCTCTGAGAACGGGCCGAAGATGCCGCGATCGCAACGCGACATGTCGGGGTTGTTGCCGTAGACCACCCACTTATAGCGTGGCGGCGTTTCGTGGTTATCTGGAGTCATCTGCATAATTCCCTTCGGCAGCGCGGGTCATGTGATGCGCTCCAACCAACAGGTGGATCGATTGTGACCGATCATCAGATCGCCAACGTCGTCCAGATCGCCGAGCGCGGCCCATTCGGCAGCGATGGCTCGCGCCTCGTCATGCGTCCGTGCGCGAACCGGCAGCGGGTAGGTGTCGAGCATGTCCGTGGGCTTGAAAACCAAGCCCGCCTGTCCCGAGTCCATGTCGCGACACGATCCGTCACGCGAGACGACAATTATGTGCGCGCGGGGCTGTTCGTCGGTCCTATCGCTCATACTCACTTCCTCGTTGGGCGAGGGCGGCGCGGGGGAACGCCGCCCTCTGGGGGTTAGGTCTGTTCGCGCTCGGCGAGGCCCTTGGCGCGGCTGAGAAATTTGTAGACGTACTCGCGGTGCTTGATCCCCATGATCGACGCAATTTCCTCGGCGCTTTTGCCCTCGGCGCGGAGAGCGGCACACCGCTTGGCGCGCTCGTTGAAGCGGACGGTGGTTGCCCGCTCGCGCTTTCTCACCGCGTGCCCGCACCGCGTCACGAGGTTCTTGAACGCCGCGTCGCAGATGCCGACGCGCGAAGCGGCGACTTCAAGATTCTCGCCAGCGACGTAGGCTTCAACCGCCGCCCTTTCTTCGGGGGTCGGCGGGCGCTTGGTCGTGTCTACGCCGCGCTTGTTCATGATCTGCCGGACGCGCTCTCGCGTGATGCCGAACTCGGTCGCAATTTTCTCAAGCGTCGCGCCTTCGTCACGCATCGCCTTCATGCGCGTGAACCGTTCGTCGTCGCGGTGGCTCATTCCAATCTTCTGCGCTTCACCCGGCGGCCGGGCCTCGATGCCGAGCGTGCGGAGCGCGTTCCTAACGGTGCCGATGGTGCAGCCGTGCTTCTGCGCTGTGTTTTCGAGCGAGAGGCCGGACTGATAAGTTTCGGCGATTTCCTGAAAACGGGCCAGCCGCCGCGCCAAGGTCGGTGACGGCGCGTTGGGATCGCGGACCGGGATTTCGGGTAGTGGCCGCAACGGGACGACCCGCTTCAGCGCGCTCGAAACGGTGCTGACGCAGCACCCGTGTTTCGCGGCGATTGCTGACATGGTGAGGCCGCCCTCAAAGTCAGCGGCCATCTCGGCATCGCGGGTGGCGCGGCGCGCGGCGGCAGGGGTAACGCCGGACGGGGGCGCTGCCAGCTTCAACGCCCATTCTATTTCATCGCGCACGATCTCGCGAACGCGGGCTTCCGTGGGGGGCGAGGGCTGGTCGCCAAAGAGCCGGTGAACCTTGTCCATGCGGTCTTGTTCGCACATAACGAACTTCCGTGCAATAGCAAAGTTCGCACGCCCCGAACTTTTATTCGGGTGCCGATCTGTCAGTCAGGAATCGTCAGGGAATGGGCGGTTCAGCCGGTCGTGCCGGTCCGCTCATCAAGAGGCGCGCTGGACTCTACAATGGTGAGTGCGTCTTTGCGCAGGCGGAGGAGCGCCATCGCATGGTCTGGATGCATGAGCAGCTCGTAGGGCTCTACGCCTAGCGCCTCCGCTGCCTCTTTGAGTATCTTCGGAGAGAAGTCCTGCCTGTGGTTGTAGAGGTCGCTCATCGTGGCCCTCGGCCAGCCGGTGAGTTCGCGCATCTTCGCCTGCGCTCCGCGTCCCTTCATGCCCTTGGCCGCCATCCACTCGCGTAGATACCAGAAGGAAGGCTCTTTCGGGATGCCGCGTCGTGCCATGCCCGCATTGTGCGGCAGCCGGCGCTGAAAGTCGGCACGGCCCGTGCGAACAAGGGGGCTTGCGCCGAAGTTCGTTATGTGCGAACAACCAGCGCCATGCGGATCGTCGACTATCGCAAGCATCTTGCGCTCACCCAGGAACAGTTTGCTTCCGTGCTCGGCTTCAAAAGCAAGGGCTTCATCTGCGACATTGAAGATTCCAATAGGTGCTCGGCCAAGGTCGCGCTCGCTATTGAGGCACATTCGAAGGGGCTCGTTGATGCGGCCTCGCTGAACGAGGACGTAGCGGCAGCGCGCAAGGCGGCCGCCTAATGCTTCGGCCTCCGCCTTTTTGCGAGCGACACGACAACGCCCCGCGCATCATGCTCGGCAATAACCTTCGCCGCTCTAGCCATGCCGAGCCGGAACTTCCGCAGGGGCATTGCGAGCTTAAACTCCCCGGCGGTGATGAACATGATCCCGTCGCTGATGGCGTAGGTCGGTATTTCGTCGAGAAACGGCCTTGTGGGCACCCGCTACTCCCGCCCGCATACGCCATAGTCCCGGCTGGCGCGCGATTCTGTCGAAGCGCCGGAAATAATTCTGCGGGCGGTGCGGCGTGAGCGGGGGCAAGGATGGGCGCGTCGAGCACATCGGCCGCGCTACGCTCTATCTTGGGGATTGCCGCGACATTCTGCCAACGCTCGCGGACAATTCCGCCGGCGTCTGCGTAACCTCGCCGCCCTACAACCTCGGGGAAGGCATGGAGGACAAGGGCGGGCTCCGCGTCGGTCACTCTGGCAGCAAATGGGGGCAAGACAAGCTTCGCAACGGCTACGGCGAATATGCTGATAACCTGCCCTATCCCGAGTATTGCGAGTGGCAGAGACAGACGCTGAATCAGCTCTGGCGGATTTGCAGTGGCGCGATCTTCTACAACCACAAGCCCCGCGTGGTGAAGCGTGCGCTCCGGCTCCCGTTCTTCGCTGATCTTCCGCTGCGGCAGGTCATCATCTGGGATCGCGCGAGCGGGTTCAACGCAATGTCGGGCGCGTTCGCCCCGATGTGCGAATGGATACTGCTCTACGCGAAGCCCGCATGGTCGCTGCGAGACAAGGCCGCATCCATGCTCGGCGACGTGTGGCGCATCCCGCCGACGGCAGACGCCGAACACACTGCCAGTTTTCCTCTCGCGCTTCCATTGCGCGCCCTGAACGCCTGCACCGACGAAACGGTGATCGACCCTTTCATGGGTGTAGGCACGACAGGAATCGCTGCCTCCCAACTCCATCGCTCGTTCATCGGGATCGAGCGTGACCCCGGCTACTTCGACATTGCCTGCCGCCGCATCGAGGACGCGCAAAGGCAAGGCTCCCTCTTTGTCGAGAAGGCCGCCTGAATGACCCACCTCATCCCCTACGTCATCCTCGCCGGCCTGCTCATCATGGCTGTTCGCATAGCCTTTGACGAGACAGCGCGCCGCAAGCGTGACGAGGCGGCGAACTACGAGGTTGAGGGCGATTGGCCTTGGACCGGAGCAATCACCGACTCCACCGGCCGCCGTCTCAAGCCGCCCGGCCTCTCCGACCTGTCGATCATCCCCCGCAACATCAATGGAAGGAACTGAAACATGGGACACCACAGCGACCAGCCGTTTGACGGCGACCCGGAGGCTTTCCGGAAGGCTTTCGAGGAGAAGACAAAAATGGCGGATGCCGAGAGCGAGCAAGGGAAGGCGGAGATGATGGAGAAAATCCAGAGCCGCCAGAAGTTGATGCGCGGTCTCTTGGACACGACGGGCTTTATCGGCGCCCTCGGATCGCATCCCGAGGGCAAGCTGACGCCCGCCGACGAAGGCGCGATCCAGTTCGCGATTGGCGAGCAGAACGGCAAGGTCGTTATCGACTTTGGCACTCCCGTTCATTGGCTCGGCATGTCGGCGCAGCAGGCGGCCGATCTCGCTGGTGACCTGATGAAATGGGCGCGGCTGGTTGGCCGCAAGCAGGGCGAAACCATCGCTCTCACCATCGGGGCCTGACCCATGCGCGCCGCCATCCCGCCCCGCCACTCGCCAAGCCGCCCGCCGCTGATCGGGGGCGCGATCGGCACGGCGGGCGGAAAAGGGCTCGCGAGTAAGCAAACAGATCATCCTTCACACTCGAATGACATCGTGAAAGCTACCTGATGCACGGCTCAATGTCTCGCGCCGACACTGAGGCGCAGGTTCATAATTCTGAACCGTCGCCGGGGCTTTTCGGGCGCATTTCGAGCCGCGATTACAGGGGCGCAGTCGCTCAGATAGTGCGCGAGATCAAGGCGGAGCGCGGCTATACCAACGAGCGCCTTGCCGAAATCCTCGGTTGCTCGGAAACGACTGTCTACAACGCCGAAAACGAGAACGGCAACCTTGACGGCGTGACCATGCTCAACCTCGGCGCGATGTGCGGCGGGATGAAACGGCTGCGGCGCATCGAGGCGCTGGTCAACGGCAACCCGCCCGAGCCCCGGACCGAGGACGACGAGCTTGCCGACATCGAGTTGCGCATCGGAGCGTTTCGGGCGCGGCGGGTGAGGGAGGGGGCGAGGTAGTGGCCCGCGACGATCCTGGCCGCCGCTATCGCACCGCGAGCGAACGCTACGAGTCAGGCGGTGCGCTCCGGCGTTTCGTCAGCATCAAGCCGAAGGGCCATCGCGTCCATCTTCCCGCCGCGCATCCGGCGCTGATCGAGGGGCGGACCATGTTCCCGTCCCGCGTCGAGGACCAGAGCGACTGCCCCCGGCTGCTGATCGACGGCCACAACAGCCGCAAGATCGGCCGGCGCGTGACGAAGGGGCGGTGGAAGGGCTTCCCGATCTTCACCCTCACGCTTGAGGAGCGCGCCACCTGTCCCCGAACCTGTCTCGAATGGACCACCTGCTACGGCAATTCGATGAACTGGGCTCGCCGGATCAAGCACGGCCGCGCGTTCGAGGAGCGGCTGTGGGAGGAGCTTGCGGACAAGCAGCGCCAGCATCCCGACGGGTTCGTCGTGCGCCTCCATATTCTCGGGGACTTCTACTCTCCGACATATGTCGAACTATGGGCCGAGGCGCTGGAATGTTATCCGGCGCTCCACGTCTTCGGCTACACCGCTCGCGCGCCGGATAGCCCGGAAGGGATCATCGTCGCCGAGCTGCTCGGCGTCCACCCGACCCGCTGGCGGATGCGCTTCTCGGGCCACGACGGGCCGACTGACGGCGCGGTTGTGATCGACGGCCCTGCGGACACCGAGCACCTGATTTGCCCCGCACAGACCGGCAAGACGGACTGCTGCGCTACCTGCGCGCTGTGCTGGCATTCCGACCGCACCATCGCGTTTTTGAGGCACTGATGGACGGGCCGCCCCTCCCCATCGCCGCGGTTAAGGCCGCCGTCTGCGCCCGATACGGCCTGCCGGCGGGCGCCATGACAGGCCCGAACCGTGAGCGCGTCCATGCCCGGCCGCGACAGGTGGCGATGTATCTCGCGAGCAGCCTCACCGGATATTCGCGCCGCCGGGTCGGACTGCAGTTCGGGCGCCGCCACCACACGACCGTCCTCGAAGCCGTCCGCCGCATCGAGGCCCTGCGCCTGACCCATCCCGAGATCGACACCGCGGTCGCCGAGCTGGCGGCGGAGCTTTCCAACCCCCGGCGCGAGGGATTCGCGCCTGCAGAAGGAGCCTGAACATGGCGAAGAAGGCCAAGGTCGGAGACGGCCCGACCAACATTTCGGCGGCCAAGGAAACGATCCGCGACGCCGTTCCGAAGATCGTCAACCTGAAGGAGCGCCGCAAGGCGATCAACGCCGACATCGCCGAGCTGCGCGAGCGGGTGAATGCCGCCGGCGTGCCGAAGAAGGCGCTCGACCACGCGATCCGCCTGCGCGAGATGGATCCGGACGACCGCCAACGCTACGACGAGGGCTACATCATCGCCCGCGAGGCGATCGGCGTCGCCGTCCAGCGCTCGCTTTTCGAGATGATCGAGACGCCGGCTGGCGAGGGCGCCGGCGACGAGCCGGCCGCCAAGCCGAACGGCAAGACCAAGGGCAAGGACGCCGCGATGGCCGACGCCAAGGCCCATCTCGGCACCGCGCCGGCGCCGGACGCCGTCACCGCCTGATGAGCGCGATCGGCCTCGATCTTGCCCGTCGCACGGGCGCGGCGCTGTGGCTCTCCGGGACCGCCGCGCCGCGCCTGTCGACGCTCCACCTGCCGGGTCAGTCCGAAGAGCTCGGGCGGCCGCTCGAGGCGCTGCGCGCGCACCTGGCGGACGTGCAGGCGATCGAGCCGATCACCCATCTTTTCTTCGAGGCGTCGATCCTGCCCGGGAAGACGAATATCCACACCGTCAACATGCTGTGCGCGCTGGCCGGCATGGCCGAATGGTTCGCGCACCGGATCGGCGCCGAGTGCCGGCGGGTCGAGCAGCAGAGCTGGCGCAAGCATTTCATCGGCCGCGGCACCGGCAAGAGCGAGCAGTTGAAGCGCATGGCGATCGAGGCGGCGCAGGCGCGCGGCTGGAACGTGGAGGACGATCACCAGGCGGACGCGGCCGGCGTGCTCGACTTCGGGCTCGCCTGCTTCGGCATCGAGGTGCCGTGGCGCGATTCTCATCTGTTCGGGGGAGCGCTGGCAGCATGAAGAACGCCGACGCCCGCCCGCGCGTGCATATCTGGCCGGTCGGCGAGCAGGCGGCGTGGTCGGTCGGGCCGAACGGTCACCGGATGCGCGGCGAGACGCCCGGGGCGGCGCTGGACCATGCGCTGGCCGCCCTTGCGCGACCACACGGCGGCGTGGTCGTCATCGTGGAGCCGGGGCTGTGAGCGCGCGGCCGATCGGCGAGATCATCGCGCCCATCATGGCGCGGGCGGGACGCATGGCGAAGGTTCAGGCGATGCTCAACGACGTCGCGGAGCCGGCGCGGCGGAAGGCGATCATCGTCGCCCTGTACGAATTGGATGGAATCGGGGCTGATGACGCCCAGCTGCTGATCGAAGCCTACCAGCTGGAGACGGCGTAGTGGCTGAGTTCCCCGCCCTCCCGCTCTGGACCGACGCCTATCTCGGCGACACGACGCACCTCACGACGATCGAGCACGGCGCGTATCTGCTGCTGCTTATTACGGCATGGCGGACGCGCGATTGTTCGCTGCCGGACGATGATAAAATGCTGGCACGCTATGCTCGCTGCAGCCCCGGGCAATGGAAGCGCCTTCGGCCAATTCTGGAGCCGTTTTTTCGTGTCGAGGACGGCGCCTGGATGCAGGAAAGATTGAGCGACGAACGCGATGCTGTCAAACGGTTTCGAGAAACTCAGTCTGAGAAGGGCAAGAAGGGCGGCAAAGCTAAGTCTCTGAAATACAACAAGCGGCATTTAGCCGGGGCAGAAAGTGGTCAGGCTCCGGCTGTGGCCGGGGCAAAGCCGGATTGTGACCTACCCTACTCCTACTCCACTATTCCGTTAGATAAAGAATCTAACGGGCAGGCCCGGCCTGCCGCGGCCGACCTGGAAAAGGATTTCTGGGATACGGCGAAAGGCTATCTCGGGCGGACCGTCAAGAACCCGGGCGCGCTGGTCGGCAAGTGGCTCCGCGACCACGGCAAGGAAGAGACCGCGCGCGCCCTCACTGCGGCGCAGATCGAGCACGCCGTCGAGCCGATCGCTTATGTCGAGGGCTATTTCCGCCGCCACGCGCAAGACCCTCCAGAGCCGGAGCGGCCGATATGCTGAGCGACTGGAGGCCCCGTCGCGCCGGCAAGCAGCTGTGCCCGAACTGCTCGCACCAGCGAAAGAACAAGCGGGACAGGTGTCTGAGCGTAACGGAGACGGAAAATGGATGGATCTGGCACTGCCACAATGGATGCAGCTTCGACGGCGCCGTCGGCCCTCCATCCGAAGCACGCCGCCTGGATCGAAGCCCGGGGGATTTCCGCCGAGCTCGCCCGCAAGCTCGGGCTGGCGACGGTGCAGCGAGACGGCCGCGCGTGGCTGGCGGTGCCCTATGTCGAGCGCGGGCGGACGATCAATCACAAGTACCGGCTGGTGTCCGAGAAGCGACATCAGATGGACGAAGGGAGCCCGCTCTGTTTGTGGAACCACGACTGCCTGATCGAGGAATCGGACCGGCCGGTGGTCATTTGCGAGGGCGAGTGGGATGCGATGATCGCCCTGCAGCTCGGGTGGCGGGCCGTCTCCGTGCCGAACGGGGCGCCGGCCCAGACGACCGACGACGTAGCGAACGCGAAACGATATGAATATCTCTGGCGCTCCCGCGACGATCTGCTGAGGGTCAAGCGGTTCATCCTCGCCACCGACGGCGACGGACCAGGCATCGCGCTCCGCCACGATCTCGTCGCCCTGCTCGGTGCCGACCGATGCAGCTTTGTCGAATATCCGAGCCATGAAGGCGAGGTGCTGAAAGACCTGAACGACGTGTTGCTGCGGCATGGCGCGGAGGAAGCGGCGCGCGTGCTCAATGCAGCCAAGCCGGTCCCGGTGCGCGGCCTGTTCAAGGTCAAGGACTTCCCAGAGCCGCCGCCGCTCAACTCGATCCCGATCGGCGTCCCCGGCCTGTCCGCGCTCATCAACGTCGTGCCGGGCACGCTCACCGTTCTCACCGGCTGGGCGGGGCAGGGCAAGACGAGCCTCACGATGGCAATCGTCGCCCACCTGCTGCGATCCAGCATCGGCGTCGCGCTCGGCACTTTCGAGACCATGCCGCGGCCGATCCTCGAGCGCCGGCTGCGCGCCGCCATCATCCGCTGCCAGGAATATTCCATCCCCGTCGAGGACATCCTGGCGGCCGACAAGCTGATCGACGCCCACCTCAACGTCATCGCGCAGATGGTCGGCGAAGAGCAGGAGATGACGCTGGAGGACGTGCTCGAGCTTGCCCGCGTCGCGGTCCAGCGTGACGGCGCCAAGGTGCTGATCCTCGACCCGTGGAACGAGATCGAGCACAAGCGGCGCGTCGACGAGACCGAGACCGAATATGTCGGGCGGGCGCTGCGGGCGCTCCGGCGGTTCGCGCAGCAGCATCAGGTGGCGGTCTGGCTGGTCGCGCATCCAACCAAGCCGCAGCACGACGGCAAGGCGCAAGTGCCCGGCCTCTATCACATCTCCGGCTCGGCGAACTGGGCGAACAAGCCGGATTACGGGCTCGTCTACACGCGACCGAACAAGGAAACGAACCTCGCCAAGGTCTACGTCGTGAAGGTCAAGATGGGCCTTCCCGGCAAGGAGGGATGCGCCGAGATCGAATATGATTTCCGCAGCTCGTCCTACCGCGAAGCCCCCACCCAGGCCGCCACCTGATGGCCCGCCCCATCCTCGGCTGGTGTGCCTACTGCGGGCGGGGGCTCGGCCCAACCACGGGAGGCGGATGATGGCATTCCACGAAAACGGCTGGATCATTTTGCGGACCTCTGGTCGCCACACGCTCGGCCTTGCTGCGACCATGGAGAAAACCTGATGGGGAGAAAGCGCGCGGGTGCGAAGCCTCGCGAGATGAAATCACCTGAGCAACAGGGCGCGGAGCTGGCGATCAAGATCGGCGTTCCGTTCGAACAGGTTCAGCGTGGCGGCATGGTGCGCGGGACAATGGTCGATCTGTCTGGTGAACTTGGCGGCCGGCGCATGAGCATGATCCCGGTGCTGCTGAATCGCGGCGGGACGGCGATCGAGCGATGGTTGAGCAATGACGAGAAGCGCAAGCCGCAAGAGCGCCTGTTCGGGGAGAGCGAGCGCAGGGCTATCCGCTATTGTCAGAACCTGTGGACGCGCGCCGAGGGGCACTTGGCGGCCATAGACCATTCGGCTGACCGAGTAGACCAGCCGCTGGGCTGGGCGCAGCAGGAGGCGATCTGTGAGTTGAGCCGCTTGGCAGAGCGCGTGCCCCGCCCGTTCTGGCAATGCTATGAGAACGTAGTTCGCTTTGACGAGGAAGCTGGCGCGGCCGGCTCCAGGCTGGCGAACAACAGCCGCTCCGCCGTCGACGCAGCGCGAACGACGGTGGCGTTCACGGCGAGCCTGATCGGGATGTGGCGCAGGCTCTGATCCGTTGCGGAAAGAAACCCAGTTGACGGCGGTGCGCAGCTAAGTTAAGGGGAGCGGCTAAGTGGGAAATCGCGCCCACAGCGGGCCGAAGCGACGCGCTAACGTCAGCCTCGGCCCTGACCGCAGCGGAGACACCCGCCATGGCTTTCGACTTCATACCCACGATCCCGGCTCCCGTCCACATATCCGAGTTTATGACATCGGATCTGATGCGAGCGGGCGTGTATTTCCTCTACCATAAGGATGAGCTGGTGTACGTCGGGCAGACGCGCACGCTGAAGCTGCGGCTTGATGCTCATCTAGGCGACCGGCGAAAGGTATTCGACTCCGTTGCCTTCATCCCCTGCACGATCGACCGACTGACGGAGATCGAGGGCCACTACATTCGGAAGCACGCGCCGGAATATAACAACTGCGGCGCGGCGAGAATGTCACGGATGATAGGCCGGAGCCGCCCCGCGCCTCGCTATGTTCCGAGCGAGATGATCCTTGTCGACGCCGAGGAAGTTGAGTTCAACCTGTACGAGGCAGCCGAGTTTCTGCTGGTGCCTGAAAGCGACTTGGCGAACTGGAAGGAAACCGGCCTGTTGCCTGACTTCGGGATGGTGACGCTTCTCCATTTCGCGCGGTCCTCTCGGCGCCTGGTAGACCAAGCGCGGAAGGCCGCCGAGAAAGCATTCTAACTGATCCACAGATTCCGCGCCTCCCCCATAGCGCGGACCCGCCGCCGCCATTGCCACAGTCTCACTCCCCTTTCGGCTGGTGAGCGATAGCGCGCGGCGGGAAACACCAGGAGACGCAACCCATGATGGCCGAGCAGGAGCGGATCAATGCGCGCGTGGCGGCTTATATCGCTCAGTTGCCGTTGCCGGAAACGCTTGAGGAAGCCATCGCTGACCGCAATTTCTGGATCGAAGAGGCGTGCCGCTTCTCTCGCAATGAGGACTACTATCGCGGGCTGGTCGATCAGATCGGCAAGATTCTAGGGCGCGAAGCCTACGTCGCCGATGATGGCAGCGTGTCTCAGGACATCCTGCGCGACAAGGTGCCAGAACTGGTCGCCGCCCGACTAGCGGCCTGAAGGAGACGCAACATGCTCGCACTGATCCTTTTGGTAGCGGCTTTCGTCCTGTTCGTGATCGCGGCCATTGGGGTTGCGTCACGGTTCAACCTCATCGCCGCGGGGCTGGCCTGTGCGACGCTGTACGTCCTGCTGGGGAATCTGGCCTAGTGCTGGAGCTGGGGTTTGGCGGTCGGCTCGGTTTTTCGTCGTCGCGCGTGCCCGCCCCCTACGTCTTCACCAACGCCGAAGCCTCGGCGCTGGTCGCGCGGATGACCACTGCTCCGACGCGCTTGCGCAAGCAGCGGATCGACACGCTCGTAGGCTCGCTCAAGACGGCGGGGGTATGGGCGAAGCTCGACGCGCTCTACGTCATGGCCGCGCACGACGCACAGGCGGCACGGCTCAACTGGATCGCCGACGTCTTCAACCTCACAGCGGTAAGCGCGCCGACGTTCACGGCCGACCGGGGATACGCCGGCGACGGCTCGACAAGCTATCTCGACACCGGCTTCAACCCGGCCACGGCATCGACTCCGAACTATGTTCAGGACAGCGCGCATTACGGCTGGTGGGTTCAGGATGGCTCGGCAGCAGCCGTCAACGATTTCGGCAACACGAACAGCAGGGGAAACTCTGCCGCAAGCTCCACCAGCATAACCGCCCGCATCAACGGCGCCAGCGGCCTCAACGCCACGGTGACGGATGCCGACAGGCCGCTCGGCTGGACCTGCGTTGCCCGCCCTGATTCTGCGAACATGGAGATAATCTGCGAGCTGGAAGCGGCGGACACCACCGCCATAGCCTCGCAGACGCCTACTTCCGCCAACTTCTTCATCGGATGCTTCAACAGCGCGGGTTCTCCGTCGAGCTTCAGCACCCGCCGCTACGCCGCAGTCCATTTCGGCGAATATCTGGACGATACGGAGCGGGACGCGACCCGCAACGCGCTCAGCACCTATTTGCAGGCCGTTGGCGCGGCTTCTGCCGATCCTGACGTTCCCACCATAACCAACGGCACGTTCGACAATGCGGACGGCTGGACGCTCAACGACACGGGCGGGACGGCGAGCGTCACCATCGGCAGCGGTACGCTCAATTTCCTCGGCGGGAGCGACCCCAACAACACTTGGGCCGAAGCCGAAGTCTCTGGCGTGGTCGAGAATGATACGGTGACACTACAATATGAGGTGTCGAGTGTTTTGAGCGTACCGTTCCTCAGGTTCACGCTAGGTGGCGGCGCAAATGCCGACGGCGCCATTACAGTCGGGACACATACTGTCGAACTTACCTGCGGCGCTTCAGGAACAAACCTTCGTGTGTGGAATACCGCCTCCGTTTCAGGCCGCGACATCAGCATCGACAACCTCATCTTTATCTAAGGAAAGGAACAACCATGTTCGTGAACGCCCCGCTTGCCGTCGAAGGTTACACCAACGCCCGCAACACCAAGGCGTGCGACGGCGCGGTCGAAATGCTCGGAAGCACGCAGCCCCAGGCCACGCTCGACCTTGCCGAGCCGATGCTGGAGGCGACGGACTATACCGTGGATTTCGAGATCGAGAGCCTCAGCTCCGGCTCCGTCTTCTTCGTCGCGCAGGCCGGCGGAAACACCGCCCCGACGAACGTCGTGGGCGCGCACAGCCTGACGTTCACGAACCTCGGCGAATGCTCCCAGATCGCGCTGCGCGGTTACTCCAACACCGTCGCCCGCATCAAGATCACCAGCCTCGCAGCCGCATAAGGACAGGATAGATGGCCGACGAAGTTCAGGTATTCGAAATGGCGGCCCTTCGGGGGGACACACCGTTGCGCGTCGTGCCATTCATCGAAAAGCAGGTGATCGATATCGACGGAGCAGCCTCGGCGGCTTTCAACCGCGGCACGACGATGGTCACGATCATCACCAGCATAGATTGTTCGGTCGAGTTCGGCGCGGCTCCTGCGGGAACTGGCGACACTTTCCCGCTCAACGCCGACGAGCCGTATGACTTCGCCGTGATCGCCAACCACAAGGTCATCGCCGTTTCCTAGGCGCGTCTCCTTTCCCAGCCGACATCCGGCGGCGGCTCCGAGGCTTTCGATCCCTCTCAGGGCAAACCCGCGACGCGCCTGGGGCCATTGGCTAGCGGGAAATCGATCGAACGCCGGAACCAATCACGGAGCGACCCGAATGTCAGGACCGCTCAGCAATGCTCGACACGAACGGTTTGCTCAGGCCCTCGCCGATGGTGAGACAGCCGACGCAGCCTATGAGATCGCCGGCTATAGACCGAACCGAGGCAATGCTGCCACGCTCAAAGCAAAGCAAAACATTCGCAATCGGGTCGACGAGATATTGGGCGCCGCAGCCGCTCGCGCCGAAATCGATCAAGCCTACGTCCTTTCGACTATCGTAGAGACTGTCGAGCGATGCAAGCAGGCGCGTCCCGTTCTCGACAGAAAGGGCGACCCGGTACTGACAGAATTGCCCGATGGGAACGCAGCTCCAGCCTATGCCTTCGACTCTCGCGCCGTCCTGAAGGGCTCTGAACTTCTCGGCAAGCATCTCGGCATGTTCACGGAGAAGCACGAGGTGACTGGCAAGGACGGGGGTCCGATCGAGACCCGCGATGTTTCCGATGAAGAGGCGGTGCGGCGGATGCTGTTCGTCATCGCCCGCGCCCGCAGGGATCGCCAGCCGACCATTCAATGACCCGCGCGCGTCGGGCCTGAACGCGCATCTCCATAAGCACAAAGCATCAAGCAGGAGCCTAACATGACGAAGATTCTCACCTCGCTTCATGGCCGCAAGATCGGCCTCGGCCCCGAAGGCACCACAGGCGGTCTCAAGGGCGGTTCCCCGCTGATCGCGACAGGCGGATTTGTCGCGGGCGATCACGGCAACCAGATCCACCTTCCCTCGCCGTCGGTCATTTCGATGTTCGACGACTTCAC